CTACACACATTTTCTTCTATATTCTATGATTTTGTTGTCGGTGCTAACGATTTTTTCAATGTCGGCAAACGACTTTTCGGGTGTAACATGTGTATACAAGTCCATTGTCATTTTCAGTGTTGCATGACCCAAATATGATTGAACGACTTTCGGCTCTATCCCTGACTCAAAACATCTTGTCGCAAACGTATGTCTAAACGTGTGACCGCTAAAAAATGGAAATTCATTGTCACTGCTCTTTGTATCATTTATCCGTCTTACAACTGAACGTATAGAGTCGCTATATATAACCGAATTAATTGGTGTGTTAAACCTTGTAACAAACAAATATTCGTTTTGTTCCTTGGGTCTGCGTTCTGAAACTATCTTTTTAAGCTCAAATTGTTTAGTTAGATATTCTTTGCACACACTGTTAATTGGTACGTGTCTGTAACTCTGCTTGGTTTTTGGTGGCTCAACATGAAATGTCTTGCCTGTATCTTCAAGGTATTTCTGATACACAAGTGTCTTATTAACATCAATATATCCCTCGTCCATGTGTATATCTTCAATCGTGAGAGCGAACAGCTCCCCCGGGCGCAAACCTGTATTAACCGCCACATTATACATGTTGTCGTAAAATGTGCCTTTACATGCTTCAAAAAACTCGGTTTGTTGCTCTGTTGTCAACGCAAAGGCATTAACCTCTTTGTCTGCCCTTAGTTTTACACCCTTTGCCGGATTCTTAATCATCAGGTCATCTTCCATAGCTCTGCTAAACATATCATTTAAGATAACCTTAATTTTGTTTTGCCTCTCATACTTATAGTTATCATCAGAAGCCTTGTCGATGAGTGATTGCACATCTGTTTTGCGGATAGATGTTATGTCATAGTTCCCTAGGCATGGTGAAATATTCTTCTTGTATATGTGAGTGTATTCCCTAATCGTATTAGGGCGCACTCTTTTTTTCTTGTATACATTCATCCACCTGTCAAACCACGCATCGAGGGTAACGTTATCTCTAACACTTGTAAATCGCTGATTGTCACTAACTGCTATACTAAGTTCTTTTCGCAGTTCTGACAATTTGTTATTGTAAATCGTTTTGTTCTTTCCGAATCTATCTTTATATCTGCCCTGATAGAGTCCGTCCTTGCGCTGAGTTATTCCGACCCCCAGCTCTTTTCCTCTCAAATCCTTTCCCATACTGATTTATGGCTCCTTTCAAAATCAAAAGCCATTATATGATAACTTCTATATTACTACATAATGGCTTATAATTCAATATATCTATATATTATTAGTCTTTTCGAGATACCGCTCAAACTCTTTGCGCTTAACTAATCGCTTGCCTTTTCCCACAAAAAGTACAAAAGGGCATGACGGATTATTGAGCATTTCATTAATTCTGTTAATTCCGATGTTACTGTATTCCGCAGCTTCATCAATCGTCAGCGTTACTTTTTCCCATATTGGCACTTTGTTAATCATTGCCTGACTCCTTTCTATCTTTTCTTTAATGTCTGCCACTCTCCGTGAAGCGGTCGTTTTTGAAATTAATAGTCTCTGTGATACCTCTTCAAGGCTTTTATCAGCAACTAGCAACTCAAAAACTTCTGCTTCTTCATCGGTGAAATTGGCGTTTTTCAAAATTTCTTCAAGTTCCGGTCTAGTCAGCTTTGAAAACTTCATAGACCTTATCTCCTATTCTTCGGTTTTGTTCGTACTGTGTATACAAGTATTTAAGTATCGGCACGAGCTGTTACACGGCTTGTTGTCCTCGTATGCACATTGTCTTTCAATCGGTTCTGTGCCACTCACAGTTCTACATTTCATCTCTGCTCTCCCATTCCTCGCAACAATCGGTGTAATCTGTCCAATCAGCTACATATTCGCTATCTTGGTTACAGCATACCCAACCTTGCGATATATCCTCGTATTGATGATATTTGCAATTTCCGCAACATTCATTCATCTTATCATCACTTCCTTTTTATACTGCTCTGCCATATACTGTCCGTAGCTCATGCCTTTGTTCTTAGCAATCTCGCAGATTTCCGCAAGTTTGTTTTTCTTAACAGGCTTTCTTTTAAGTCTTTTCTTTTCTCTGATTTTTCTTAATTCTGTAGCTCTCTGCTGTCTGTGTGCTTCACAACACGTATTTTGGTTGGCTGCGGTCGGTGTAAATATCTTGCTACAGACTACACATTTAATTGGTTTGTAGTGCTTCATTGCTATCTCCTTGCTTGATATTCAAATTTTTAAACATAGCACACATAACATCTACCACAATCGAGTTGCCGAATTGCTTATATAGTTGCGTATTACTGTTTACTGCTGCCATTTTGTCAATATCTTCATCAGATACACTCATCAGCCGTCCGCACTCTCTTGGTGTTAGCTTTCTGATACGATATTGAGGTTTTTCAAGTAATAAATTATCTTTCTGCACACTCGTTAAGCAATTACTTGTATCTTGCATATTTACTTCTAATCTCTGCTCTGTCAAACTTCCCAACGCTCTATCTGACGGATTATCAGGATTTCTGCCACGCATAGCAACTATCTGACTTTCAAGAATTTTCGGCTCTTGATTACCGCCTTGCATTGTACTCAATGTTGGACTGCACCCCCCCTACATCATAAATTCTGTTGGTGCTCTCAAATTTTGTTTCAAGAGAGCCTATTACATTTACATCTGCCATTACTTCAATCACTCCGCTACTTGTTTTATTGGCTCTTAGGGTAGGACAAATCCCCCCCTAAGTACCTTTTCGCCACCGAATTTTTCACTTTCAAAAAGCACTATTCCGATAGCGTCTGTTAGTTTTTCCATTCAATTACTCCATTACTTCCATAATTATCAAGGCCTTTATAATCTCTTGCCATAAGAGTTACGGCTACATCAATCTGTTTTTCTGCCGTCCCTCCCCTATCCTTTAACAACCAAGTTTCCATCTGACCGCAAGTTTGATATTCCGCAGTCATATCTTGCCTTGATACAGTTTGCAACTTCTCTCTGCTGTGGCTTATTGATTGTTCCGTCAACGCAAGTCTGTCTGTCTGTCTGTCTGTCTGTCTGTCTGTCTGTCTGTCTGTCTGTCTGTCTGTCTGTCTGTCAAGATTGTGTTGTGGCAATGTGCCATTGTCAATAAGCTGTTTTATCAGTTTGTCAGCTTTTTCATTGTTGATGTAATACTTTTCATCTACATTATCCTCAAGATAGTCTTTCAACTTCTTTTTGAGTGGTATAGGCTGTGGAAAATGGTAATTGTACTCACCCAGGAATGAAAACATAAAACATCTTTCACGATTTTGTGCTACACCATAATTTTTAGCATTTAAGTCTTGATAGTAATTTGTGTAACCTAGGCTTTTAAGAAAATCTAGCCACTTTCTAAAGTCGGGCATATTATCCTGGCTATGTACTTGTGGCACGTTCTCCATGAATAAAATCTGTGGCAATTCTCCGCTGCTATCTCTGATTTCTGTTAGTATTCTCTCAACTTCCCACAACAGACCGCTTCTTGTACCGCTGCCCTTAGACATTCCAGCTTGTTTTCCGGCAACTGATAAATCCGTACAAGGAAATGAGTAAGTAAGTAAGTAAGTAAATGCATTTGTGTCGCAGATATTCAAATCTTCTGCATGAACCTTAGTTATATCCATTGTAGGAAAATCTGTGCCATGCACTGCGTTATAGCTTGCAATAGCATACTTATCAAACTCCACAACTCTGTAATGCTCAAATTTAGCACCTATTCTCTTTAGTGCCATTGCCTGGCTTCCGTAGCCGGCGAATAATTCTATCAAGCGAATAGGCTTTGTAATACTAATTGGTTCTCTCGTGAAGTCAAATATAGACATTTGATTATCGCAAGAGTAATTGTCAAAATTCATTTTCTCTTACCAAAAGGAAACCTCGGTTTTATGTGCGCACAACCTATTCCTTTCTGATAAATTAATTAATGTTTAATATTTTCGCTACGCCACTGCTCTTGTATATCATCATCGGTCTTGTCTCGTTCACGGATGTCGTACCATGCAAGCGCTACCTCTGTCAGACCGATTATGCCGAATACTATGAGGGTGGTGTATACTACTGTTGTTATGTCGGTCATTCTTCATCGCTCCTTAGCCTTAATATTCAAAGTGTTTTCAATCTCCCTCAAACTTTCCTGTACGTCTGCAATCTGCAAATAACTAAACGGACTGTCACAACCGCTGACATAGTGATTGATTTCAACACATTTTTGATGGACTAATTGCTTTAGTTCGATTGCGAATTTCCTTTTTTCTCTTATTGCTTCACTCGCTTTCATACTATCCCTCGTTTTCTTCCACTTCGTACCTATCCTCGTGAATTTCCCTATCCTTTTCGTGAGAATAAGCTCTTTTACAATGTATGCAAAAAGCTAAAAGTTCCTTTATGTTTGTACTTTTTTCGTATCTGCACCCTTTGCAATCATATGGGCTTGGTTCTTTACTATTCTTTTCTGCCATGCTATCCCTCACTTTCTAACAACTCTGGATTGTCAAAGATGTTTCCGACAACTTCATATTCAGTATCATATTCAAGCCTGTGCTTATAATATTTTTCGTTAGGAATTGTACATATAATTTCAAAATCTCCAAATGTTATAAGCACATTCCCCTTGCTATTATTTATTTTTACAATGTCATTCTCCCAAATCAGCTTGCCGTTCTTATCTTTCAAGCCGGTGCATTGGCAAATAGTGGTCGGGTCTACTTTGTACCATCCGTCTGTCTCTCCGCTAGAATAAAACATTGTGTTAGGTTCAAATATTATGTGTGCTTCTTCACAATCCGTAAACACATCTAAGCCTTTTGCATAATATCCTTGCACCCATTCTCCGTTATCAACTCTCTTAGCCTTGAATAAGTATCTATCTTCCATGCTCATCACTTCTTTCATATTTTTCCTAATCTGTCGTACCAATTCCCACGATAACAATTCCAATAAAAATTATGAAAAAAATTAATTTACTCATAAGTGTCCTCCTATTCTGCTTCTGATTTAAGCCAATCTTTCCAACATTTAGAGCATTCTGTTTTTTCACAACAGCAATCACACGGAACATCTGCATACCGTGATGAAATGCCATCTTCTCCGACAATATCTAAAAACTCTGCTAATTCTTCATCCGACATATTCCTTATCTTGTCGGCGTGGGTTTGCTTCTCGCTTTCCGCAATTTCAAAAAATGTATTAATGTAACCTAATACAGTTTTTAAATCGTAAGAACTATATCCGATAGAATAATCCTTTTTACCAACCTGTCTGTACTTCAATTCGTAATAAGGCTTGCTGTCTATCATTCGCACGATTATTTCTAAGCTATTTACCTTAACCATATTTGCATTCTCTTTTCTACTATCGCATCTGCAACAAGGCTCATTCTCTCTAGAGTTGCTGTTGCGCTGGCAGTTACAAGTACTATTAATACTGCCATTCAATTCAGCCAATTTGTTATAATAGTATCTTATATACTCCTTGCCATACATATTTACTGCCTTTTCAAACTCGTAAACAGCATTACATTCCGCAAGCTCTTTTATTTGTTTGCTACTACACATTATTCTCCACCTCTCAATTCTTTCAGTTTTGCTTCGGCTTCTGCTTTTGTGAGGAATACTGTTTTGCCAAACTGCTTATCATAAAAGGCTATTGAACTATCAGGGTCTGCGCAAAGCAAAGCTTCAATGTAAAACTCGTTTCTCCCTGTTCCTAGTGTACTGTGGTAATCGACTCGGATAACCCTGTACCTCTCCGCTTCACCACAACCCAAGACGCCGTTGACATATACTGTATCTCCCACCTTGCAAGGCAACTTGATAAGTCTGCCCTGTTCCTCTAAGTCCTCATATTCGGCAAGTTTATCAATCATATCTTCAACAAGTTCGCAATGACAATCACTGTTATGACATGCATCGCAATATGAAGTATATACTGCGCAAGAATTTTCGCCATATTCTCTGTTTGTTAATCTCTCCATTACTGCTCCTTTCCGCCTCTCTTTACAATCTCTATTGCATCTTTCAGCACTTCAACCGCTTTTCTTTGCTGAAATTCTTCTGTTATCGTTCCATTTTTCTTTTCATATTCTATACAACACTCATGCGTCTGTATCTTCTTTTCCAACTGCTCCACAACCTTGTCCACATCAAAGGCGGTCGGATATTCTTCTAGTAAATGCAATACTGCATTTGTATTTACTAAAGTTCCATTGCTTAAAGTAACCGATTTTAAATCTTTCTTTAGTGTGTCTACATCAATTAGTCCCATGCTTTGCTCCTTTCCCATAATCCGGCATGTGTTTAAATCTCTCATCTGCTTTATGTGAGCATTTTGAGTGCTGTCATTATCCCATGCATAAGTCATTAATCAATCACCTTTATGTACCTTTCATCAACGTAATTAACTTCATCAGCAAGGCATTGTGCCACTTTTGGTAATGTCAGACCGAATTGATTAAATTTATACAACGTGTCGATTAAGTCCCTAAATTCTGCAATAAACTCTTTAATTTCCTTAACCGACAATTTAAACATCAATTTAAGCGCCGTACATGCTAAAACCATGTAGCTGTATGCCGTGCCGTTTAAAAGCTGTCTCGTGTCGTTTATCGTGAGTGGATTATTTCTCTGATAAATTCTAATCAACTGTTGCATTGGGATTAAATTAATCTCTTTCTGCACGTCAATGCCGTATCTCACTTTCAAAAGTTCGGCAAGTGATTCAGTTTTCATTTCATTTTCAGTCTGTGCCCTTTCAAGGTACTCATTAATTGTTCTTTCAAGCCTTACAATGCGCTTATTACCAAATCCATGGTGTAAATACAGTACATAGTAGCCTAAATCCATAAAGTCCGTGAAAGACCGACTTACGAGCTTTCTGCGGTTATTGCTGCTTTTCAGCGTAACTCTTTCGGATTTTGTCCATGTAAAATCCGGCTCTTTGTGCTTTTTCTTTGGTTTCAGTTTGTTGCTCATATTTCTTCATTCTTTCTTCAAGTTCTCGTTTTGCCCTGATAAAACAGGCTTCGGTAGTTTCTTCTGTGACTTTTACAAGTTCTTTACCGCGCCACCGGATAGTTATTTTTGCTTCCTTGCTATTTGTTTTGTAAATCATTTGCAAGTCATATTTCCTTTGCAGTGGTCGGTAAAAATAGTAAAAATCTTTCAAGGTGTCCATTGCGGACTCCTTTCTTTTATTTTCTGTCGTGCAATGTTTGCCTTTTCACAAGTTGCATTCTTAACATTCTGCTGATAGTGCATTTCGCATACCTTATATCCAGGCTTTACCGGATTATCACAGAAAAAACATAGTCCTTGTTCATATCTGCCGGTTCTTTCAGGCATTTTAACGCGTGCTCTTCTCATTGTTTCTCTGCAAAATGTGCAAGTGGTATGCCCTGGGTCAGCTTTCCTTTTACGGCAACGTGTGCATATGCCGTTCTCTTTGTCTTTTTCGTATCGTGCTTTTCGCCATGCTTTTTGTTGCTCATTGTATTTTTCAACATCAGTAGCACGTATCTTTGACATGGTTTCGGCTGATTTTGCCCTACACTCAACACAGCTTTTTTCGTCACCATATAGCAAGTTCTTGCCACATCTAGGGCAAACACCAACTGCCTGTAATTTCTTATAAAGCTCTCGGCCATATGCTGTGCGTTTGCTGTTACATGCCGTGCAAACCACGCCTTCTCTATCAAGCGGTTTTCCACAAAGCACGCAAAGCTTACTGGCTTTTCGTTCTTCATATCTCTGTCTTGAATACTTGTCTTTTATCATTTTTCGCTAGGAGTAAAACATGTTTTAATTGGTCGACCAAAACCTCTTTACCTCCTATCTTTTCATCTGCTCGATACGTTCCTTGATTTCTTTTGGCATTGGAATGCCTTTAATCGGCTTATTTTGGCTTTTATTATCTTCAAGCGATAATTTTATCGCCTGTTGATTTTTAGAGCCGATTTGAGCCGAATACGAGCTTTTATTGGCACTTTCAATCAATGCCTGTATATCCTTTGGCATTTTTTGATACTCCTTTGCTCGATTAACAACTACCCTATAAGTTCTCATAAAGTTTGACTGTACTACGTTTTCAATGCTCTTGCTGTCCGTCAGTGCCCAATTTCTAAGATTATCAGGACTTCCGACAGCCTTTTGTACGAGTGGTGGGAGCTTGTTAAATTCTTCAACTGCACCATAATAGCCATTCCTAAGTGCCTTGCTAACAAGGAACCACGCTTCCATTTCGTTAAGCTCCTGTGGGGATTGAACCTCGTACAGTTTGTTGATTAGCTGTCCTATGCTCGGTGCGAATCCGCTTGTATCGGAATGCACGTAAGTTTTCAGTGCCATAGATATTTGACTGTAGCTGTATTCTTCCAACATCATATTCCACACATCTACTGTCTCTGATAAATTGCTTGGCTTGTAATTGGGGTAGCAATCGCACATTATGCGAATGATTTTAACTGTCTCGTCTCTTGTCATTTCTCTACCTCATACATTGTCCCAATCAATGGTGCCTTTGTTAGCCGAATGTGGCTCATTATCTTTTAATGCAAACAGTCCTTGCCAACAATGGTCTACTGACTGATTAAGAATTTTAACAGCCAAATCATTATCACCCTTTGAAAGTCTCTCGATAGTGTTCATAGCTCGGTGCAATGCCATGTCGGTGCATATCGGCTTTTTGATTTTTTTTCTCATTGTCAAATATTCCTGAAAAGCACTCTCTAGCATTTCATCATCAGGGTAGTAGACAGTTTTCTTTTTAGATATTGATTTATCAATATCTTTTTCTTTACTATCCTTAACTATACTATTCTTATCTATACTTACCTTACCTATACTATCCTGTGGCAGACAAGTGGCAACCACTTGGCAACCATCTGGCAACCCATTGGCAACCACACGGCAACCATCATCAGAAAATGTGTATGCGCCATTGGATTTTATCTTTAATTTTGCCAATTCTTCCTTAAAATTCGTTGGTGTATACCGGTCTTTTCTCAAAGCGTTTGCCATGCGCCAATGCTTAATTACAATCACACCATTATCAAACTGATAAATGTATCTTTTTTCCAATAGTTGTTGTAAATCAGCCACACTTGCGTGAGCTTTGAACATGGAAACTGATACCTGATTGCAAAATCCGTCATCATCAGCAGACATAGATAAATGCAAATATAAGGCCTGTGCACTTGATGATAAAGCCATGAAATTATCATCATCAGTGACTTTTTTAGTGAACATCCTTCGTTCTGCCATTTAATTAATCTCCTATATCCCTTCAATTTTCGGTTGATGTATTTTAATCTTTTCCCTCGTGGTTTATATTGTTATACCTCTTTCTCAACGTGTTCTGCACCTTGTTCATACCCTTGAAGCCACCGACAATAAAAGCTATCTCTGCTCTATTTTCCGTTGCTTTTGTTTCCGCTTCCATATCGTGTAGCCCGTACTCTGCCTGAATAATTTCATTTGCAGTAATTCTTTTCAGAATTTCTTCACATTTCTTTTTACTTAAAATCTTCATTCCGAATCACCTCGCTTTTAGGCTAAATAATAACCTTTGCTCTTTGCCTCTGCATAATCATCTTCTGTAAGCAAAACTTCTTTCTGAATCTCTTTGTTGCCATAACAATCGACATCACATACAATCTTGAAAAACAGCATTCCGTTCTTCTCGATAGCTTCTTCGCGAGTTATATTTGTTACATAGTGTTCAAGTAAATTCATTCTGAATCGCCTACTTTCAATAAATTCATAAACTTCTCATACTGTTTCTGCGATATTTTGTTATGCTTCTTATCGTCTCTAATTTCGATTTTAAGGTGCTTTTCAGCGATAGAGGATAATTCCCTTGCTAACACCTTTTTGCCTTGCTGTATGCCTTGCATATAGCCTTTAGGTGCTTTTCTTTCACCTATTGAACCACTAGCACGATTTTCTCCTTGACCACCTAAACTGACATTTCTAAGCTGATAACCTTTATCAGCATATAGCTTGATGTAATACTTCTCTTTTTCGTCAAGCTGACTTTCGGGGAAATTCAGAAATTCGACTCGCCAGCCATAAGGATTTTTCTCTTTGTCATACAGCTTATGGCGCTTCAAACTAAGGTCTATATGCTGTTCATATCCTACAAGGTGGCTTGCTAATCTGCTAAGTGTATGTACTGCCTGTCCGACATACGCATACTTAAATCCGTTTTCATCTTCTCGGAGTAGGAAGTAAATCCCACTCCTGTCATTCAGTTTTGGATTCAGCTTCAATAGTCGCTTTTTGTTTTCCCGTTCTATTGCCTTGGCTCTCGCTATGTTCTGATAATTCAAGAATTGCCACCTGCCTTTACTATCTCAATTACCTTATCAATCCACTTAACATCGGCGTTCATATTCTCATATAGCATATAAGCCTTAGTTTCTTCTAACTGCTCCACAACCTTGTCTACATCGTAGGCGGTCGGCTGTGCATCCACAAAATCAAGAATCGCTTTCATCTGGCTTTTGTTATAGTGCTGCTCCTGAAAATTTAAGTCATCTGCGTCAATTAATCTCATTCTTCATCGCTCCAATCTAATTTTTGACCGCAATTCATGCAATGAAAGTAAAAAGTCTTATTATCAGCCGGTATTCTGTCTGTCAAAATTTCTCCACATGTCGGACAGCACAAGTATTCCTCTTCCAAATCTTCAAAACACTGCTTCATGATAGGTTTCTTGGGTATCTGTTTTTTCAAGCGCCTGTATTGCAAGTTCAGACGCTTCTCTTGATATGTTACTTCCAAATGGCATATCAATATTCTGTTGAAACTCTTTAATTGCTTCATTCTCTGTCATGCTCACACCTCTTTAATTAAATGGTAATTCCCCGTCAATACCATCAGGAATTGACACAAAGGAATCTGAATCAGCACTTGGACTGTTTCTACCTATAATTCCATTATTATTGTTCTGCTGATTAGCACGACTTTCGCAAAATTCGTGTCTTTCAACAACACAATCATTAGTGTAGACTTTCTGTCCGTCTTTGTTAGTATAATTGCCTGTCTGCCATCTGCCCTCAACGATAATCTTAGTTCCCTGATGTAAATACTTCTCTGCAAACTCTCCATTCTTGCCAAATGCGATACAGTTAATAAAGTCTGCTGCCTGTTCGCCCTCTTTCTTAAAAGCTCTGTCAACAGCTAATGTGTATCTTGCTACCGCCATACTTCCGTTTACTGTCTGTGAATATCTAATCTCTGGGTCTCTAACAACTCTTCCACATAAAATTACGCGATTCATTACTTTTCCTCACTTTCTAATAAATCTTTATTGCCAAATATGTTGCCGATAACTTCTGCTGTGCCTACCGAATCATCCTCATCATTAAAATTCCAATAGATTTCCCACAATGATATACAATTATCGTTTTCACAAGCATATAAAATGTTTTCGCACCCTGTAACACGCATAATATTGGATTGTAGTTCTTTCCAATCAATATTTTTTCGATACCCAATGCCAAAACCGCCACACACATACTTGATAACTCCTATATGCCCAAAGAGTTCTACGATATCATTCTCCCAAATCAGCTTGCCGTTCTTATCTCTCAAACCTGTGCATTGGCATATTGTGGATACATCAACTCTTGGGGCATTATCTGCTGTTAAGCAAGTTCCTGTAGAATAGTTAATTTCAGTAATTATCCTGTACAACTTATCCCTATCGTCATATACTAAAGCTCCTTTCACCCATTCTCCATTATCAGTCCTCTTTGCCTTGAATAAATATCTATCTTTCATATTCTCTCCTATTCTGCTTCGATTGAAGCCATTCAAGTATTGTTGGTGCTTTTGCTCGGCAATCTTTGCAAGAAATTTCATTTCGCCCGCAACCTTTATCTGCATATCCTATAAAATCTACAAAGCAACTGCATTCCATTTTCTGCATAAACTCCGTTAACTCTTCATCCGACATATTCCTTATCCTGTCGGCATTGGTGTTTCTGCTATCACATCTGCAACAAGACTCATTTTCTCTTGAATTACTGTTGTGCTGACAGTTGCAAGCGTGGTTATCAGTATTTGAAAGCATATCCGATAAAATATTCATTGCTTCGCCATATCCAACACTTATGCCTGTTTCACGATTGCAATAAGACGTGTTGTAATGTCTACCAAAATGCTTATCCATAGTATTTATTGCTAATTTGATAGAATATTTCTGCTTATCCGTCATTTTCTACACCTCTCAATTCTTCAAAATAGAATTTCACATCGTCCGACAAATGCTTTACGATTCCAAACCGCTCCGCCACTTGATAAGGTATGCTGTCACGCATAAGCCTTTTATGTATTTCTGAAAGATACCTTCGAAATCCCTCGACATCTAAAGTGGCTTTATAGTGGTTGCAGCTCCTACAAGCTGGCATGTAATTTGAAATGTCGTCTGCTCCACCTATCCTAAGCGGTGTTGCATGGTCTACTTGCATATCTTTGTAAGCTATTTCTGTGCCACAATAAGCACAATGTCCGTTATACATGAGATATACAGATTGTCTCACTTTTTTAGGTATTGCTTTTCTTTTATTCATTCTCCACCTCTCAATTCTTTCAGTTTTGCTTCGGCTTCCTCCTTAACATTTACAGCACCATCGGCAATAGCTTCTTTAATAATCAAAGTATTGTATCTTTCAAGGCTGATTGTTATTGTTTTATCCTCACATTCTGTTATATTTCCTAAAATATCTCTGTATTTAGCCATATAATCTCCTTTCTAAAACGGGCATTTTTCTTCTACCACACTGGGTAATAATTTCCTTTATCATCCGCAACCCAATAACCTGTGCTCCAAGTATCAGTTAATGGGTCGTAGACTTTTCTACCTTTAATCATTGTCAAAACTCCTATCTGTCATAATTTCAGCAAATCTCTTAGCAAGAATTTCTTTGATATTCTTTTCTACAAAATCGCCGATACTTTTTTCAGTCCTATCTTTCACAAACTGCTCAAAAGAAACACCCTGTATCTTCCTGTCACTACTCCAGTTTGAAGCAGACGTAAGTTTTTCAATTCTCTTGTCAACAATTTTTGTAATTTCTTCATCAAGATTTTTATAAATAACTTTCTCTACATATTCGTCCATAGCAATCTTGACCTTTTCTTCAATTTCCTCACTATTGAGAGATATATTTAAAATCATTTTTGGTTCAGATTTCTTCATTTCAATTCTCCTTTCTAAAACGGACACTCACTAGATTTTTAATCTTTCAAGAACGACATATCATATCCGCTTTCAATAAACTTCAATGTTTTGGCATGGTTGCACCTATTTCCAAGATATGTATAAATCTGCTCCATATCTTTCTCGGTAAAATCGGTTCCCAAAAACTGATTTATACCGCTAAGCATAAATCTGTGAAATTTATCATTGCTCCGTTTGGTGTTATATGGCTCTGCCTTGTGTGCAGGTCTTGATAGCCATTCCAACATTTTGCACTTTACATCTGTTTCATTTTCACAATCTTTTAATCCGAAATATGTGTTGCTTTTAATATGTGCTATAAACTCTGCGTTATGATTTATAACGCTGTTAGGAAAACAATTCATTAACTTTGTAACTATATCCCAACTAATCAAAACGGGCATTCATCTCCCTTCCTTAAAACCCATTCCTTGCCACGCTCCGCAACATCCACATTCGCCCCATAAGCAACTTTTTTCATCTTCTCAATGAAACTATCTCTATCAGAATTTTCTGCTGATAGATGGCACATTATGACATTCTGCAAGCTATTTGAATAATTTGCCTTAACAAAATCACAAGCTGTGTCAATACTTAAGTGACCTCTGAATACGTGATTAGCTTTACTTTGATTATCCTTATCAACCAAATCCTTGTCATAATTCACACCTAAGAGAATGTGGTTTATATCTCTAAACTTCCACTTGATTAGTTCACAATCGGTTATGTAAAGCATTCTCCCCATTTCCTTGTGAGTAATCAGAAAGCCGAATATCGGGCAAGGTTCGCCGTTTGCGTCTGTGTGTGTCCAGCTTCCGTCTATTGTTGTCAAATCAAAGGGTTTTACTGTAAATCCGCCCATATTTATTGGTTTACAACTATCGCCTAAATATGGGGCAAGTATCTGTATTCCCATAGCTTCAAAATCTTCTACTGACTTGCTGTGGTCAAGGTGCTTATGGGTGCATAACACCCCCACAACATCTTTAACATTCCAATTCAAGCCTTTCTTAATCTCCTTAATCGGTATTCCACAATCAAGGATAAGTGTTTCTCCGTTGTTTGCCTGTAACAAATAGCAGTTCCCCGTACTTCCAGTTGCGATACATTTAAGTTTCATCTTCGTCACCGCCTTTGGACTCGTTTAAATATTTGACACGCAATTCATAAACAGTTTTGCAAAGGGTATTACAAATTTCATTGGCAATTTCCCCTTCGTTTGCTAAGTGTCGAACATAACTCTTGCCACAAATATAGCAAGTGAGTTTTCTTATAAGTTCCCACATAGACCACGAAGTGACACTGTCAATAACCGTTCTCATCAATCCGTCTTGCCTTTTCCCGTCAACAGTTCTCTTGACAAACCAATATTCTCTTGGTTCTTTAAGCGTTGTGGCAACATCTTCTCTTATCACTTTACCCTTTAGTGATTTTTCCACTTCTTCAAGGATTTCCGATTTTAACTCTTCTTTTTCTTTCTCTGTCATAAGGTCACACCTCGATTTCGTCATCCTTTGGAAACTGGAAATATTCACACTTCATCATCATTTCTCTTACAATATCCAATCCATCATCTAGCATAATTTCGGCTTTGTATTGAATATCTTCTCTACAAAAAGCGTTATCAGTATGTCGCTCTCTCAGCATTTCCATAACCTTAATTGCTTTTGCTTCGGTGGAATATTCAGCCAATCTAGTGCCGTGCGGTGCGGATATGTTGTGACAATAGATACAAACGTGTTCCACATCTTTACACTTTGCAATTGATATCACCAAAGAAATATATTCATATGGAACATCTATCGTTCCGTCCTGCGAAATTACTCTCATACTCAATCTCCTATTCTGCCTGCATAAATGGTGGCAATGTGCTATCTTCTGCCTGTTCTTCGGTTACTTCTATGGCTGTGGTGTCGATAATGTCGCTTTCTTCAAAATCAACGCTGTTTGCGTTCTGCTCAATATCATTTTCAGCTAACTTCTGCGGGTCTGTTTCAATCTCCATTCCGTTTAAGAATGTATTCTGCTGTGTCGGATTTTCAAAATCTAACTCAATGTGCTTGCAAAGCCTGTGAAGTACAGTTTTCTTATACATCTCGCCTGTGAAATTCTTCCAAGCTGGGCTATTGCTTGCCTTACTTGACTTTCTTGTGTTCTCGAGGTCTGCAAGGCTCATTGTGTCATACTGCATACCACCATCGGCATATAAGCAAACAGCAAATGCACCGATTATTTTTCCGTCATTGAATGGTAATGGTTTAAAATCAAAAGTCTGTTCTCCACTTACAATCTTTTCCTCAAAGCTATCTCCCTCACGAACTAACTTTGCGTAAATGTCCTTAATTGGTCTGATAGAATACTTCTTTGCCAATTTCTTAGCGCCTCTGTAATCCGTCTGATAATTAAGCTGATTTCCATAAGGCACCAAGTAACACTCCTTTGAGTAAAAATCCAAGCCAAGATAAGCACCTTTTAAAAGTCCAGCTGTGAGCTGTGAGTGATTATATTTCTGTAAAGACGGATTATCGTTGATAAGTGCTAATGCGTTCTGCACAAATCTCGCCTTGTTAAAATCCTTTGGTAGTGCTTCTGATACGTTGTCGAGCTTATCTGTCAGCACCATGCTAAATGTTTTCTTTTCCGCAACTGCTGTATTCTCTGCCATAATTAATCCTCGCTTTCTGTCTCATCTCTCCATGCTTTAAATTGCATATTCAAGTCTTTCACTTTTATCTCAATCTCATCTACCTCTTCTTGTTGTTCAACTAAATAGCAGACAAGCTCAAGCATATTGTGCAGAATATCTTCTTTTGATAGATTTGTTCTTATTTCTTCCATTTTCCTAAACCTCATTAAAAACCTGAACCGCAAACAGTTCATTAGGTGTCTGCTTGAATAAAACTCCGTCAGATATGACTGTATACATATATCCGTCATACTTAAGCTCCACAGTGTGCTTTTTACCGCCCATGTAATAATTTCTCTTCTTAATACTCATTTCTATACCTCCTATAATCCAAGTAACTTTTTGAGTTCTTCTTTCATTCTCTCGGTTTCTTCTCTCATTTTCTTGGCTTCGTCGCTTAACTGCTCCCTGCTTTTATCAGCAAGTCTAATTACCATTTTGTACTCTTCCTCTGAAAGTTCCTCTTTGAGCGCATGTAAAACAGTAACCGCCTCTGCTATAATATTGCTTCTTGTACCTCTAAATGTAACTTCTCCGTCTTTTGCTTTAATCATTTCTGTTCCTCACTTTCTTCAAACTCTTTCAACTGTTCTGCTAACTTCTTGCACTCTTCTGCTACATATTCTTCTGTACGGATTATCAACCCATCAATGTGAAATCTATCTTCGCACTCAATCTGCATAGCAAGGCGCTCTCTGTAATTAGGAAATCTCTCATAAGCGAGTTCAAGTTCTTTTGCATCGTCACAGTGTGCGCAGTCAAAACCAAACCACCATAAATCACTTTCTATTGGATAGTTTGAATTTTCTCCGCCATCCGCAAAGGTAATACCGCCGTGACATTGAAAATATGCTTCAATTCGTATTCTTTCGTCTTTATCAAGGCAAGCTCCAAGCAAAGGAAAGATACCGCTTATTTTTCGGTCTCCGACATCTGCTTTCTTAATTTCAAGATAGTCTGAATGCTCTTTACCATATAAAGGGTGGTTTTTAGGAATGCCTACATATCCGCACCTATGCCCCATCGCATTGAATGTAACGACACATTTATATCCTGCGTGTTCAAACTCTTGTTCTACAACATATCTATCATTCGTCATATCACACCGCCTCAATCACAAGCTCTTTGTCCTGTGTGTGCTTTAACATAATCAATTGGTTATCAATCTGTGGTATTCTCCAATCGTCAACGCTCTCTGTATCATCAATGATAATTGGAAAATTAACGTTTGCCACTTTCTGAAAAGCTCGGCATATGTCAACTTCCGTTAACATCCTTGCGCCATGATTGAGATTTCTTGCATATGCTTCACCATTGTAAGTGAAGTCGCAGCACTCCTCGGTATCACCATTTAAGAGCGGTCTAAACAGCTTTGCTGTGGCAAAATTCAGATACTTATTAACGTCAGCCTGTAAAAGTTCATTCTTCTTACGTGTAAACTCTTTCAGCAAGTCAAGTTTTCTCTCCCAATCAGCTATCTCTTGATTGAGGTCTTTTCTCTTATCCTCAAGGTCGGCTATGCTATCGTCTATACGCTTGTTATTCGCCACACCAAGCTCAATCTTGGTGTTAACTGACGACACTTGCCTTAACAGTTCGTTTCGCTCGTTTTTGAGCTTTCCAATAAGCTCCGATGTATCATTTTCATCGGCAAGAGCTTTCTCTTTTTCCTCGATTTTAGCTTTAAGTGCCTGGTACTCATTGTTACCTGTCATGTCAACATCAGTAGGTACCATTCCAAGCTCTTTAGCGATGTTATCACGTTCAAACTTGTTAGCAACAGCATCACGCTTTTCTGTCAGCTCCTTAAGTTCTGCTTCAAGGTCAGCTATTTCTTTCTTCTTGTCCTCAATAGCCTGTTTGAATTCCTTGCTGTCACTTAATAATGAATTGCCCTTATCCTCAAGTTCTTTAAACTTCTTCAATTTTTTATCACTAAAATCAGTTCTCAAACTCTCTATTGTATCTTCCGGCAACTTCTGACCGCACATCGGGCAATTAACACTGCTTTCATCAAAGGCAAGCTCCTTTGCTTTTTTCCAATCAGCACGTACCTTTTCCAAGTCTATTGTGCAATCTTCAATCTCTCTTTCGGAGGTTTTAATGCTAGTCTTTCCGGCTCTTATCATTGACTCTGTTTTGTGAATCGAAGCATTAAAGCCATCAAGCTGTAACTGTAGCTCCATGCGCTTTTTCTGATTTTCGGCATTGGCTTTTCTCTCCATGTCTGAAAGCTCAAATTTAAGGTTCATAATGTCCTCTGTGGCTTTCTGCTTGTCCTCTAAAATTTTGTTATAGTCAGACAGCTTATCTTCAATTTCCTTAAGCTGTGGCTCGTAGGTTTTCTTTTGCAGTTCAAGCTCTGCAAGGTCTGTATACTCATTGGTGGAATGGATTGTATCAATCCTTGTTGAGATTTCGTCTCTTTCCTTGACAAGTCCTTTTGAGCCATTCCTACCGCCTGTGCCGTTTAGCTTGCCACGACATACTTTTTTGAGCTGGTCTACATCGCCATCGTCAAACATCGGTTTAAGTTCAGCAAACTGCGGAAACATGTCACAGATTTCCTCGTCAGTACGTGCACCAAAATAGCTTGCAAGTGCTAATCTCTGCTCTGCTTGTGACTTGTTAAGTAATGTCATGGCATTTAAGCAAAATGGTAATACTCCAAGCTCTGCCATGTTGTCATTGATGTACTGATTGTAGTCAGCCATTTTGTAAGGCACATCATTGATTGAGTAATCAGTAACACTGCCTGTAATCTCGCCCTTTTTGTTGCGCTTCTGCCTTGTAACCTTTTTCAGAGTCTTTGCTTTTCCGTCAATCTCGAAGGTAACAGCCCTCACGATGTCAACATCGTCAATCTCAACTCCGTTTTCGTCATGTGGTCTTATGCCTGTAATTTCCCTGTCATTCTCATCGTGACAATTCAGCACATCAAGAATAATTCTCTTAACTGTTGATTTGCCGACTTCATTCTGACCGGATAGCACAGTTTTCATTGAAAAATCTGTGTCTAGTGTGTTTTTGCCGTAGAATTTGCAAAAATTCTGCGCAAAAATATGTGTAATCTTCATTGCGTTTCCTCTCTTTCTATTTGCTTATGGTTTTTAGAATCAAGTTTCCGTGTAGGCTTGATTTTTTAACAACTCTCAGATACGAGTCCGACTCCGATACAAAAAGCCACTCGCTCGCCACGTAATGAGCCTTATTGAGCAATAGCTTCTGCTCTCTTGTTAATGGCTTCAATCTGTATCTTGTATCGCCTAGCCTAATTCGTCTTACATTGTCGCTCATTTAGCTTCTCCATTTCTTTATCTAGTAACGCTTGAAAGTCAAATGATTTGTCATCGTGCCGTTTAGCTCGATATAGTTCTTGTAGGTAATCGTTAGCACTCTGACGTTTCAATTGGCTACCAATCGCAGTAGATGTCAAGGTTTCCATTTCCGCTCCCTTCGTCATATACAATTCCTTGTATGCCAACAGGAGTATCAACCACAACTCCATGTGGTAAATCATCACTTGCAATCACCACGTACTCATTTTCATCAACTACAAGCCCATGCTCATTTAAATGTCTGCCCGGAATATTAAGTCCACCTCCAGGTAACACTCTCTGTGAGTACCACGTATAAGTGTAATCGCCATATCGGACTCGCCCCAGCTTCTTAAATCGGCTACAACTGTATTTCTTACAGCAAGTTGGAACTGTTGGCTCTTCATAGGTCTGCTCAACTACAACCGGCTCATTCTGAATTACTGTCGGTTCAATCTTCCCAAGCATTACATCATTTAAATAGGAAGAAACACCAGCCGTCAGCTCAACTTTGCTATCTGCTTTCGTTGCTATCGGCTTTAAGGTCATAGTTCCAATTATTAAAGTCGATAATATCAATATCCTTTTTCTTCTCATGCGGTTCGCCCTCCTCTATGAGACATATTGCAATCAGTATCAGCCAAAATACTGTTACGATTGCTCCAACGATAATACTCGCTGTCTTAATTCCGTATGCCACCGATAGCCCAAGGAAAAATGCAAATGCTAATGCTCCGAAAATCGAATAGCCACAGCCAGTGTAAAACTTTTCCTTCAACGTCCTTTTCCTCATACAATCACCTCACTATGCAAAGCTCTGTTGAGCGTTTGCGTCTTGAATAAGCTCATCAAGATACTTGGGTACGACATAGCAATCAATAAACTCATGCACATCGTCTATATACTTCCTCTTGATACTCTTATAAGTAGATACACAGCCATACTCACGCTTTAACTGCGTCCATATATCAGAAAATGTCTTATGCCTGATACTGTTATCCCTGTATGCTTCGCTCTGCTTGCCACCAAGGATATTTACAACTCTGCGCTTAACATGCTGTTGTATCTCGTCAATATCGCAACTGTAAAGTGGTACATTTTCCTTAAGCTCGCTCACATCATCTTTGATGTCGTTTACTTTCTGCTCTAATTCTGTATAGCCCTGTGCCAAAAGCTGTATCTGACCGCCTGTTGTCTTTGGCATACTATAACCGCCTGTTTTTCTGATTGACGGAAGCACCTCATCCATTACCCACCGCTCAAATTTCTCTGCGCTAGGCAATTTTGATTTCATAATGAGTCGGTATAAATCTCCCTCATTTATGTATGACATAGACTGCACTCCACTAGATGTAGGGGTGTCACGTTTCGTTACTCCCTTGCAATGGTCATTAACTGCCTTGCGTGGATTTGTATACCCAAGTGCGGTTGCCACATCTGTTGCTACAAAATATGGCTTTCCGTCAATTTCTGTCATTCGGACTTCTCCAAACTCTTCATTGTTGAAAATTTGTAAATCGTTCATGTTTTCTCCTTTCTACTCGATAAAATAAGAAACTTCTACTCCAAAATAATTAGCAATCTTAATTAGCTTGTCTGTTTTTGGCATTGATTTTCCTGACTTCCAATCCGAAAAAGTACTTCGTGCCATTCCGAGTTCTTCTGCTAGCTTGTAAAACGAAACGTTTCTAGCTTTTATGAGCGTATCAAGTTTTTTAAAACTCGCCTGTCGTTTTTCCTTATTCAATTCCCCATCTCCTTTCTTGACAATAGTTAAGAAATCCGTTACTATAAAAAGTGCCATATTAGGCAAAATACGCTAGGAGGGAAAAGCCTTGAAAGCAATTTTGATTTTGCCTGTTCCATATTTGCGAGGTCGCATTTAAAATGTAGCAATCGGTGTAGCGCATTTTGGGCAGTAAAGCTCGATAAAAAATCATGGTTGGCATATCCGGTAATATGCCGTGCTACGCTAGATACTCCTCTCAATCCGTCAGCTAATGGCAACTAAAATGCTGAGCTTAAACTGCATAAGTGACGGAACATTTAAAGAAGCATTGTGTAGTACCAATGCGTTGAAAGACTTCAAAATGTATATGGTATAAAAAATATTGGAGGTCACTATGCAATACAAACCAAATTATCCAAATATGGATAAATTATTTCTGCAACACAAAATTCCTAAAATTGAATCACCTACATATGAAAAAGGCAAATCCCCAATTGAGCTCTTAGAAAGCCAGTCTGCTTACCTTGAAAAGACAAGCAAGGAACTTCACGATATGGCTCAATCCGCTAAATCTCAAGCTGATTCCGCCAAAGAGATTGCTGAAAGCTCTAAAACGCAAGCTGAACTAGCTATTAAAGAATCTCAAAAAGCTAGTAAAGCATCTGTCACTTCTGCGGTACGGGCAAACATATCTACGATAGTTTCAGTATTATCTTTAATTCTTTCTGTTTTTATTAATGCAGATAAGATAATAAAGACTGTGCAAAGCTTTCTATCTTATCTATCCCAGTTAGGACATTGATTAATATTGAAAGAATTCCACAGACAATCGCTATGTTTGACATGGTGTTTGCCTTTTTGCAATTTCCCATTATCTCTTCACAAGTTTTATGAATGTCGTTTGTATCCACCTCTTCATCTCCTTTCTTTCTAATCCACGAAACTTTCAACCGGCTCATCAAGATAGCTTGCAATTTTAATCATTGTGTCTAACTTAGGCTTGCTTTTATCTCTCTTCCAATCTGAAAGCAACATGGGTGAAAAGTTCAAGTCTGTTGCTACTCGGTATGATGTGATACCCTTTTTCTTCAAAATTTGCTCAAATTTCGAATATGATTGAGCATATTTCTTAGAATTATTCATTTTTTACTCTCCTTTCCTTAAAAATATATTGATTTTATTAAGGAAATCCGTTATAATGAAACTTACCAAGACAACAAAATAACAAAATTAAAACCTAGGCTTTAAGGATTCCCTTAATCTAGGTCTAGTATATTATGGTTTTCTTTAATTGTCAAGCATTATTTTAAAGTTTTCCATAATAATTTATGAGGGATTTTTTATGTATGAACATTATCAGAAATTACTAGACGAAAAAGGCTTGAAAAATGCCGATGTTGCAAGAGCTACAGGCATTTCAAACATGACTCTATCTGATTGGAAAAGAGGAAAGAGCGAGCCAAAAACTAAGAATATGCAGAAAATTGCTGATTTTTTAGGAACTACCTTGTCATATCTAGTTACAGGTGAAGAAAGTAACCCTATATTTGAACAAGCAAATGCAGATTATGACCTTTCAAATATAGACAGCAAGCTCAAAGATTATGTATTTAAGTTATCTAAATTGTCGGATAAAGAGCAAGAAAGTATTATGAATTTAATAGATGTGATGTATGAAAAATACTCAAAATAAATTAAATTAATAAGAAAGGTGGTATTTTATTATGAGTAAAACTGTTAAATGTCCTAAATGGGGTTGTGATGGTGTTGGCATACCTGTTGATACCAAGAAAAAATTCTCATTCGGTAAAGCACTTGTTGGTAACACAGTAGGCGGTCTCTTCGGACCTGTCGGTGCCGTTGTCGGTACTGCTACCGGAATTAAAGGCAAGAACGGCAAAACAAAGTTTGTGTGTTCAAAGTGCGGTAACGTTTGGGAAAAGAAAATATAACCACCAAGGCAGAGTTTTTACTCTGCCTCTATTTTTCTTTTAATAAATACATACAAGTACAATAACAGGTCTTTATCTTCCAAGCCCTCAATCATTTTAATTATTTCATCCTTATATTCCATACAATGCCACCTCCGATACATCAATTATAGAACATTTGTTCTTAAACGTCAATAAGGACGGCAGAAAAATCCACCGCCCTACCGAAACTTGAAGAGTTCTCTTGTTTGAGAACATCATTACTGTAGCACTTTAAAGTGTTTTATTTTGTCGAATATTGACAATACGGATTGTAAAGAGTAAAATAGCAAAAAAGAACTAGAAAAGGGATTTTTTATATGAAAAGATATAGAGAATACTGCATTAACAATCATTATGTTAATATTGGCGATTTAGATAAGTATTATCAAGGCAATATGGAAATGGTTTGTAGACACATCGAGAGTAACTATCTCGTTGACCGCAAAACTTCAAGCTATTATGTAAATTTATACATACAAGATAAGCCGTTTAAAAAGAAAGATTCTGTATTAAGCACAATAGCTATTTGCTTTTGCCTACCGCTTGTACTATGCGCACCGCTTTTTCTCGATGTAATATGTATCATAACAGCACTGATACTTGCTATCATTGATTTAGCTCTTAAGAGTTCAGAACAAATTCCAAGGCGCCATGTAGGTTCGATTGTTGCTATTGTGATATGTGTTCTTTCTGCTTTAGGATTGATTTTTGTAGACCATTCAAGTACTGATACCGCTAAAAGTGACAAGAAGTCCAATAATCAAATTGAGGGTGAAATAGAAGCCGAGACAGAGGGTAATTCCTCGCAAGATTATCAAAGGATTGAAGCTCGTGTCGGAGAGGGAATAACTTATCAAGACAACATAAATGTAGCTTTAACTGATTTTTATGAAAATACGAATTATGATTACGAAAAGCCTAAAAGCGGATATAAATATGTTACTTTTAGCTTTCAAGTGGTAAATAATAGTGATGAAACATTTAGTTTTTCTTATACTAATGCAACTGGATATGCTGATAACGTGCAAGTCGAAAACAAGCTTTATTTGACTGACAGCTCTTCGATTTTAGAGCTTTCGCCGGGCAGAACTGGAAATGTCGATATATCGTTTGAAGTTCCAACAAACGCGCAAAGTATTGAAATGGATTACAATTTCAATCCATTCGCAGATGATGTTGGAGTATTTATAGGACAATAATCAGAGAGGGCATAAGCCCTCTCTTTTTACGCGTAAAATCCTATTTGCGGTATAGTCTGCTAAACCAGAGTTTAAGCGATAAAAACTGGAAACAAAAAACATCAACAACCACCAGAAAAGATTGGTATCGTTTATCAGGAGATTATATTGAAGAAATTGGTTTTTTATCCTTTAATTCAATTGATATATCTGTTAGCTTAGGATATACATATTATAATACAGGACAGCCATATGGTCTTGTTTTGTCAAATAAATTTAGTGAAATTTATACAGTTCAAATACAACCTATGTGTAATAGTACAATAATGACAAGTACAATCGCTACTATTGATGTCCCAAAAGGAGTAGCTAAATATTGGCTTGGTGCAGCTACAAGTGGTAAATTTAATCTTACTATAATGTATCATGTATTTGGTAAGAAGTAAGATTTATTCAGACATATATATTGAATCAACAACCAAATAACTACTTGACGCAAGTGTTTGATTTAAATATACCACATACACTTTATTTGTATCGTCATATTGAATTGTATTTACTCGATAATTTCCTTGACTAGAAGTATTATAATTAACTATAACATTTATAAGTCTGTATCCAGTTTTATAGCTAATATATGAAAATGAATATCCTGTTCCCTGAATTCGTTGACTTTCTAAATGAATCAAATGCAGATTACCTAAACTCTGGTTTAATTCATCATATTTGTCCTTTAAAATCTTGCCTTGACTCGCGTCTAATGCGTTTCCAGTGGTAGAAGTCGTGAGGTTATTCACCAAATCTTTAAAAGCAAAGCTTTTCAAATCAGCGAACCACTTCTTAATTTTTCTGAAACTAGCCGACACTTTTTCACCAGAAACAAGGTTTGCTCTAGTTGTTGTATCGGCAAAAGTAACTGTTGTATCGCTTATATTTCCGTCTTCTGCAACCGCTCCGATATTGGCAGGGGTTATGTTTACATTTCCTTTGTGATAATATACTTCTTTTGCGCCTTTTACTCCTGTTACTGGTGTACCGGCAAGCACATCCCAATATCTATCAGCAGTTAAATACACGTTACTTCCAGCAGGAATTATATTACCAGCCCCCTCTTTAAAATCAGTGGTTGTGGTAAAATGGCCTGTTATATTATACATATCACCAGAATTAGCATCCGCTGTGCTCGGTAAGTCGGCAAAGCTGATTGTTCCAAGAGGTCTTAATGCTCCGCTAAGGCTTTCTGATATTTCCTTGGCTTGCTCTGCGTATTTTTGTGCTTCCGACTTGCTCTTTGCAGAGTTAGTCTCGCTTGTCTTAGCATTAGTTTCAGAAGCCTTGGCTTTTGTTTCGCTCGCCTTAGCATTGCTTGCAGAAGTTGACGCGCTAGTAGCAGAAGCCTTGGCATTAGTTTCACTGTTTTTTGCGTTAGCTGCGCTTGTAGACGCATTAGCCTCTGATTTCTTAGCATTAGTTTCACTGACCTTAGAATTTGTTTCGCTTGTCTTAGCGTTACGTGCAGAGATAGACGCACTGTCCTCACTTGTCCTAGCATTGGTTTCAGAAGCCTTGGCTTTTGTTTCGCTTGCCTTAGCATTGTTTGCAGAAGTAGCTGATTCTTGAGCTTTGCTTGTGGCAAGTTCTGCCGATTTTTGAGCTTGTGAAGCAGAACTGCTTGCTGAGTTGGCTTTTTCTGTCGCAGTTTGTGCTGATTTTTGAGCCTGTGACACGGATTGAGCCATGCCGTCAAGGTAACTCTGAATAAGTCTTTGAATTTCAACGTCAAAATCCTCAACAGTTCCCATTCGCTTAACTATTCCGGGTGCGAAACACATCCATATCTGCTGTTTTTTCGTGTCGGAATCGGTCGATACCGCCCATTCTCCGGCTTTCATTTTTAAGGGGTCAAACTCCGCGTATGCCCCTCGTCTCATTTGAATTGCCATAAGTTACGCCTCGCTTTCATCAATTATCTCCATTTGCCTAAAACGTGAAGTTGTAAATACAATTGTTTGTTTGTTTCTGCGGCAGCCGAGTTTATACAAAACCCCAACTCATTACTGCTCCATCTTGTAAAAAAAATAGAATACAACCCGCCGGCGCTACAAAACACAGTACCTGTAGTATGTAAGATACTTTTTATTCCGTCTGGCATATATACGCTTCCATAAGTATAATACAGACTACCATATTTAGAGCCAAACGAGACAGTCGCGGGAAAACTTCCCCACATTTCTATATATCCATCTGTCCACTGTCTCCAATACCAGCCGTTTTCATTGGTAAATGTTTTTGAGCCAAAAACAGTTTCAACCCCATTAAGAGTCAAATTGTTTGCGGTAATGTCAACGTTAGTTCCACTTACATTAACCGTTTCACCGTTTATGCTTGCAAAGCCACCGCCACAGCCCATACCGCTAGTATGTCCTCCAACGTTTGAAAAAAGGTTTGTTCCCTCTGGATTTACTGTAAGATTATTATCAATATCATTTCCACTGTAATTTCCGCTTATTTTTGTCCCTGTTTCCGCGTCTTGCGCCCAAAAACTTTGATTGAGTCCTGTGGACGGATTGACAACATCAACATTGAAAGCTTTTGTAAATTCGCCGTATGCTCCTACAATTTTTGGGGAAATAACATACTCTTTTCCTATTTGCGTATAGCCAATATTGTCTTTTAATTCGTTTAACTTATCGTTTGTTGCAAAATCGGGTTGGTCTGAGATATTGTTCCACGAAATACTCACTCCGTCAGCGAGCGTAATGCCCTTGTTATCAAGCGTAATCAGAATTTTTCCTTTTGCGTCTTTGACATACTGCTTGCCGTTTGTGTTATTCTCACCGCCTAAAGTGAGCGTGCCGCCATGCGCCCAGTCAAAATTAATGCCAATAGCTGACATAATATTGAAAACAGCGTTTCCGTCTTTATCAACTCCGGCATTCCACGTTTTACCATAGTCACTTGATACAGCCATGCCATTAGCCGTCATTTTCCACTGTATGTTGCTCGAATTAAGGTCGGCTTTATTATGCATAATGTAAATAATTGAGCCATCCTCTTGCACCTGTTCAGTCTTAAAAAGTCCGAGCGATTGAGACATTAGCTGTGTCAGCAATTGCATTTGCTTATCATATACACTTAGTTTTGCCTGTGCAACTTCCCTAGCCTGTACGATAGCCTTTGTCTCATTACTAAATTTATCAGCACTATTCCTTGAAGCATTTTCAGCGTCACACGAAATTTTAGTGCCACTTCCAACTGTAAATGTTCGGTTGGAAATAAAACAGCTATAGGTATTCTGCTTGCGGTCTGTCACAAGCGCCACATCTCCGCTCTCAATCAGTGGGTTTGACAAGAGCGTAGCGTCAAGAGGTCTGAACCTCATGCCACCTATTTTTTTGAAGATATAATTTGCAACTGTCTGTGCCTTGCCTGCCGAAATAAACGGATTATCAGAGATTGAGACTACATATCCCTCTTTTCCGGCAAGAGCATTAACATCTTTTGTCTTATCCTCTTTTGAGGTTACAATAACTTTAACACCTGTAATAACAACATCATCGGTCGCAACATTCAAGTCTTTTTGCGTGTAAACATTGTGGTAATTTCTCGACTCCGTGAATGTTCCGCCATCAACACTATCTCCACTTGAATAGTCGGTGAAATTTCCACCATTCAGTGTATCTCCATCTGAATATGGGGTAGTAGTGGTGCTAAAAGTTCCACCATTGTAATTTTGGCTCCCAAACTGGCTCATATCATACCAACCGATAAGCAATTCGCCATCGTGACCGCACTTGCCCCATAATCCACTTAACTGTAAGATGTAAGCTATCACCTGTCCATATGTGAGTTTTTGATTATCACTTGGTATCTCGTTAATCACGTAATCAGAGTTATCAAATCTTGCCATAGTAAAAGGTACATCACACTTAATACAAGCGTCTCTGACTGCCTCATACGCTGTCGTAGGGTAGCTTAAATTGCTGTCATACTCACGATTGAAATTATTAATATTGTCAAGGCAAGTAAGTGTTATGAGTGAGCCGTCATAGCTTGTCTCGCTGACTCTATACTCACCGATTTTTAGTTTTTCGGTTGTGCCGTCAGAAAAACTTTTTGAAACATATGCTGTTACGCTTGCCTTGTCAAAATCATACTTGCTGTAATCCTCGTAAATGTTATTCAGCTTAATTTTCAGTTTTCCGGCAATCAAAGCCCCGATTGTGAAAGTACCATTGCTTGATGTTGAGTCATTAACTTCGAAGCCATTCGCCCACAGCTCACTATCACTAATAGGGATTTTCTCGCCACTTGCCGTAACTATGTCAGCAAAACAATTTACGTTTATGTCATTATCGAGCATTACTGCCCTTTGCCATTTAGCTGATACGTTTAGCATTTAATCACCGCCTTATACTTCTATGAGAGGAAAGCTTAATACCTCATACCTCTTATTGCCAACAGTCCATATCTTGATAGGTGCACTTCTGTCACCTACATAGAATGTACGTGTTTCATCAGTTCCGCTCATAGCGTCAGGATATGCTACCGATATATATTCCGGATTTACCATTTGAAGTATCTTTGCTGTCCTAGCCTTGTCAGTACCACTCCACGACAATTTAAGTTGTCGTTTCTGTGCTATTCTATTCTTGTGCATTTTGCCGTCTTGTGTACGTCCGCTATCGCTTGCAGACACATCAATCAAGCCCCATTCAAAGCTTGACGGAGTAGGTAATTCCACTCCGTCTACTAACATCATTGCCATACTGTTACCTCGTAAAAAGACACCCACGCAAGGGTGAGTGTCTTAGCCAAATTCATTTGCTACAATATATCGTTGTCCGTGCTTTGCTTTACCTACCTGTGTCATGCGATAGAGAGTTTCACTATCACACTTAAACACATTTTCAATGATAGGCGCAGAGTTTCCACCGGCATTAGAGTTCATCATTACTTGTGCCATGCCCTCCATGACAGCCTGTTTAATTCCCTCTGTAATCTGTTGATTGTTTGCAACTACATTTCTACCATTTGAGAATTTACCGACTAACTCATTGTGATTAATAAAAGCCATGCCGTCCTCTCCCCTTGGGAAAATTCCACCACTAGCAAGCCTTGGAATATGCACTTTCGGGACTAACGATACTCCGTTCCAATTTGCACCAGCCACCTTAGCAGCCATAGAAACAACTTTGTTAAATCCTCTTAATAAAGAGTTGATTCCACTCACAACAAAATTAACCCCATTCTCTATTTTTGAAATAACGTAGTTCATGGCTCCTGTAACACCGCCTCTTATTGAACTCCACACATAATTAAATGCGCTTGTAATTCCATTTTTCATAATATTAAAGCAGTTTGTGATAGGCGAAATAACATTGCCATTAAACCAACCCGCCACGCTTTGCCAAGTAGATATAACAAAGTTCTTTGCTACGCTAAGTGCCGATGTTATGCCAGCTTTCAACATATTAAAAAAGTTTGAAATCGGTTGTATTACTGTACCGCTAAACCAACTTGCCACCCCTTGCCATGTTGAAAATACAAAATCTTTTGCTGTCTGTATCGTTGTCTGTATAAACGTTTTTAAAAAGTTAAACAGATTTGAAATTGGAGTAATCACATTATTATTAAACCAGCTTGAAGCTACTATCCAAATTGCTTGAATTATTATCCAAACACCTTGAAAAATCTGTTGTGCTCGTGTAGCAAAGCCTTTAAAAAAGCCAACTATCGGCTCAATTACTGTGGAACTAAACCATTTCGAAGCTCCTTGCCACACAGTTACTATGTCTTTCCATAGAGAGCCGAAAAAGCCACTTATGGTTTTCCACATATCTTTAAAAAACGAAACTACAGGCTCAATAACATTTCCATTGAACCATTCGCCAACTGTTGAAAACAGTTCACAAATTGTGTTCCAATTATCTTTTACTAAAACAACGATTGTTGATACTGCCGCCACTATTGCTCCAACAATTACCGCCGGCAATGCTGCCACACCAGCTAATATTGCTCCGATTGTGGCTAATGCAACACCTATTACCATTAGAATTTCATTTATCCAACTAAATCCGTCTTTTAACATTTTGACAAAATTTACAATAGATAAAATTGTTCCGGCTATTGCCGAAAAAGCAGAACCAATTGTTGCTAATAGGTCTACTGCCCCTGTTCCGAATGCGGCTGTTATTGCATCACCCAAGCTTAAGCCACTAAATAATCCCTCTATGAGCAATCCAAGATTAGTTGACAATGAGGCGAAAATCGTTTTAAATGCTTGCATTATTGCCGTTCCAATGCCGGCTCCTTCTACAAGCTCAAATCCAATTTTTGAAGCTATTGCCTGTGCTATCGCTTTTGATAATGATTTTCCAATAAAAGCGAGTGCCACTGAACCTAATTTTAGCGAAATTATCTTTTTTATCAGCAATGTGCCAACTATTATCTCAACAGTTTTGATGTCCAAATTGCTTAAAAAGTCCGTAATTCCTTTTAGTACGTCTTTCCACGACACATTTTTAATTGCCGTGGTTAGCATGGTGTATATTCCTTGTACCCATGCGTTAATAGTTTTTGCTAGTAACGCAAAATCAAAATTCTCAAAAAATCCATTAATGCCGTTAGCAATCGACAAGCCAAAATTAGTCCAGTCGAATGTTGTACCGAATGAATTGAGAAAATGCAAAGCTGTGTTTAGTGAACCGGCTATTGTTGCACCCAAATCATAAAAGAGTCTTGGGCTGATTAAGCCGTTAAGAAAGTCTGCAAGTCCTTTTCCGAAATTGTCAGCTTTCTGATAAATCTTCTTCCAATCAATGCTCTCCATAGCACTCGCAAGAGCATCACCGATGTACTTTCCGAGTGAGTAAAGGTCTTTGATTGATGATTTGTATTTTTCAAGCAATCCATCTGTCTTTTTCAGTGAGCTATCAACTCCACTGCCAGCTCCCCCGCCACCGGAACCGCCACTGCCTGAACCGCCACCACTGCCACTGTCGCTGTTATCGTCAAGTGCGTGTATCTCGTCTATGCTAAGCAGTGTCTTTTTCAGTTTTTGGGCTTTCTTATTGGAACTATCAGCGTTATCACCAATATCGCCTACTCCGCCAGCTATGTCCTCCATGCCATCAACAGTAGCACCGCCACCGCTTATCTCGATAGTCCAACCGAAGATTGCTCCGAGTGCGTCAGCTACAGTTCTTGTGAAGCTGATAACTTTGAGCATTACCTTGCTTAATGCTTGGACAAATGGCTTTAGAGCATTGATTACTACGCTACCTATGATACTGCCCCATGCTTGGAACTCTTGCTTAAGGACTCTTACACTGTTAGCCCAAGTGTTGGCAGTTTTAGCAAAATCACCTTGCGCAGCTTGCGTGTTAGCCATGACGTAATTGTACCTTAAGAGTACCTTTTCAGCTTGCGTCATGGATTTAATATTTGCGTCAAGTCCGTTTTTCATAGCCCACTCTGAAAGTGTGGCTTGCGTTAAATCAAGTCCGTATCTCCTTAATGGTGCGATTGTTCCTGTAAAAATGGATTGTAAGCTCTTTGCAACATCAGCTTGGTCTACATCGTAGAATGAAGCCATATCACCGGCCAACCTTGTAAGATTAAGCGACATATCAGCCATACTGTCTGTGGTCTTGTATAGCGTGTTATTTTGGCTCATAAGAGCTTTATTTGCCACTGCCGTACCATTTGCCACTTGCTCTGATGAAATACCTATAGAAGTACCTAGTGCTTGGAAGCGGCTCGATATTTGCTTAACCGTCAGCTCTGACATTCCGAAGTCTTGAATTGATGTTTTTGTAAAATCATCAACCTTGCTTGCCATATCGCCAAACGTGGTATCAACTACGTTTTGAACCTCTGTCAATTGGCTCGCTAAATCAACTGCACTGCCTATTTTTCCTACAGCCCGCATAACCATCCAATAAGTTGCGTAAAACTTACCGATAGTTGAAGCCAAGCCCCTAAATCCACTTCTTGTACTCTTAATCGACTTGGTTGTGTTTGAAAAGCCTGTTACAAGTGACCTACTAGCCGAACCGACTTTTGAGCCTTGTTGTGACAGATTAGCAAGTGCATTAGTCATTTGAATAATGTTGTTGCTGACTCTCGGTGCGTTAGATAATGTTGTCATTACCTCTTTCAAAGCACTGCCAAGGTTTCTGATATTATCCGCAGCATAACCGGCTGATTTTGAGCCAAGCTTTGAAATTGAAACTGTTAATTGTGTAATCTCTGCTGATTGCTTTGAGATATTCGCAAAGCCTGACAATTCTGTTGCCATGCTCTTTAAGGCACTTGCTGAGCTGACAAGTCTTGCAGTATCAAGGTTGCCGAGCTTTTCCATGTTAGTGGCAATCTTGCTAAAGGTACGTGTGTCAATACTGCTCACACTTCTAAGTGATGTTGCAAGTTGAGACATTCCACTCGCAAAATTGCTTATGCTTGCACCATTGAGGGAATTGAGAGTATCTCCAAGTCCTTGCAACTTAGCTTGTAAATTGCCTATGGCTCTAGTCGCTTGTTGTGCGTCCGACTTGATTTGAAGCTCAATGCTCTCTGCCATTTTCTCACCTCCCTGTATGTAATAAAAAAGAGAGCTACCCTAAAGTAGCTCTCATGTATTTATCCTTTGAGCAGATAGTATGTTGTAATCAATCCAACATATCCATCTTGCTTAAGGCCTCTATTCTTTTGAAATACCATGACACATTTAGTGAGATAATCCGTCCACTTGCCGTAATCAGTATCAAGCTTGTAAAAATGATACTTGTCATGCAGAGTTTTTCTCAACCACTTAATGGCTGTCGGGCAGTTATGCTTCTGACCGCTCCACAGATTGTGATTTTTAGCAAATCTCTGTGAATTAGCTCCAAACTTGCTATCTTCCTTAAGCTCGTCTGTGTCAAATCCGATGTTCATGGCATGTTGCCATTTTCTTACATCATCATTATTGAGGTAATATTCCTCATTGCCTTTCCAAGCGTTATCCTTTGCCGGAGTTGCTATTGGTGTCGGAGTTGTTATTGGTGCCGGATTATTCTCTATTCCATCGCCCTTACCAAGCTCAACATAGAGTAAGTTAGCGTCAGTACTGTTATTCAGACCGCTACAAGTAAACGCGCTTGAATACTGCCAGCCATACAGAGGATGTTGAATAACAGGCTTCTTTGCACTATTAGGCTCATCACCAATAGACATTCCTTTAGTTGACGGATAGCGTGCTATCCAAAACGGACAATTAATCTGATTTGCGTATGGCGCAATGTACTGATTATAAAAGCTAAGCCCTGTGTATACACCAAAGTTAAGCCCGGCACTCTTGATAACGCTCTGATATGCGTTGATAATATCAATAAGTGTCTGTCCGAGTCCTTGTTGGCACTTATCCTCAACATCTAACCAAACGAAAGTTTTTCTTCCGTTAAGTACCTCAATCACTCTCTGTGCATCCGTCTTTGCCTTGTCTACTGTTGTAGCGTATGAGTAGTTATATACGCCCTGTATCGGCATTCCTACATCAGTACAGCCTTTCCAATTTTGCTCAAAGGTTTTATCCGGATTAAGGTCTTTGCGGATTATTTTAAGGATTGCAAATTGCACTCCAGCCCGCTTAACCTTACTCCAATTAATATTTCCTTGATATGACGATACGTCAATTCCTTTATATGCCATATTTTCACCTCATTAATCAGGACTTTCAGGTAGTCCCGACTGTCTTAATGCGTTAATTCGTTGCTTCATTTCATAAACGGCAATTTCCTCATTAGACTCCTTGTATTTAGGCTCGTTATCTTCTGAGTATTGCTCATTTAATGATTTCTCAATGTATTTTGCTCTTGCTTTGTTGCCATTCAAAGCTCTGTCAATCGCTGTAAGCGTTGCGCTTATTCCGTATGTGCCCCACCAAGCCCACATGTTGGAGTCGGCTTCTTTTTGCTCAAGCATATAAGCCTTTGAATAAGGCTCTAAATCAGCCGGACAAGACATGTCTATGTCTTCAACGCTGAATCCATAGCCTTTAGTTACCAAAAGCCAATATGGGCGGATTTCGTTGCAATACACCTCCCACGTAAGCTCTTTTACTTCTTGGTTGGTTTCTTCTTGGCTGCCTGTTCCTCTTTCGCCAACAGCTTCGATAAAAAACTGTTCTTCTCCAGCTCTGCCGTCAAATCATCGTAGAGCGACATTATATCTTTGCCCTCTTCATTCTCAGGGTCAAGGTAATCGTCAAGTAAATCATACATCTTTACCAATTGCTTCTCTTTTGCTTCTTTATCATCAAATTCAAAGCCAAATTCGTCGGCATGAAATTTCTGCAAGCCTACAAGTAAAAATTCCGGTAAAAAGCCGAGCATGTTGTCAATCGCTTCAAGCTCATCTCCCTGTTGTCCCATTCCTACAACTCTTGGGATAATTCTATTTTGATATACCGGTGCATATCCGAATTTAACTGTATACTCTTTTCCACTTAATTTAATTTTCATATTTTATCTTTCCCTTTCTCCCTAATTTATATAGGGAAAGAGGCAGTATTAAAACTGCCTCGATTACCTTACTATATTGTTTCTTCAAGTTCGCTGTCAGCCGTGCTATCATCATAGCCAACCGCTACGGCTTTTTTCGATTGGCTCATGATTTTTTTGTGAGTGTGATTTCTGTTGGATAGCCTTGGTCATCCTCTGTTACCGCAACATCGTAGTTATCCTCAATCCACTTAGGCACTGTCTGAACTGATACAGTCGCAGTTCCTGTTAAGTGGTCATCGGAAGCCTCACCTGGAGCGAATGACTCCTGTCCAATAAAAGCACAGATACCCTCTGAACCTTTTCCGTCTGTACCATAGAGAATAATGAAGTCGAGCTTCTTACCCTCGTTAGTTACCATCTCGTCTTTGTACTTTTTCTCAAAAGCCCCCTCAACTTCCATAGAACCGGCTGAACGTCTACCCATTTCCTGTGTCTCTACTAAATCCTCAAGAGTTGAAGTATCTACCATGTTCTGTGAACCGAATGGTGAGGGAATTGATTTTGCCCTTATTAAGAGCTTGTAAGTTCCAGCCCAGTAATCGCCACTTGTGGCGGATGCGGTTGGTGTCTTGTAAGCAATTCTGCTTTTTAATCCTGTTGCCATTTGTATTACCTCCTAATTTTTCATAAAAAAATAAGAGCCAAAAAGCTCTTATAATCTATCGTTCCAGTCAAATGACCGCCTAGCACGTAATGTTGCTGTCCATAATTTGCCGTTTTTTCTAGCGAATGGGGCTGGCACTAACTTGAATGACATGGCTTTGTATTCATTAGCCACTGTCTGCGCCACATTCAAGGCTTCTGAACGGCTTTTATTCGTTGTAACAGTCACTTGTGCTGTAAATAACACTGTATTTATTCTTTCGCACTCTAAATCCTCATTCTGTTCAATAGGTTCGAGTGCTTGAACTAGCACTGTCGGGAAACTAGCCGTTGCACTGTCCGACTGTTCCTCTTGTGTGAATTTTAGCTTGGGATATTTAGTTTTCAATTTCTTCTCGCATCGGGTTTTAACAATCGCATACGTGAGATTTTCGAGGTCGTAAACCCATTGATTTTGACTCGCCACTTTATCACCTCAACTAAAATTTTTTCGTGCTGTTCTCATAATGTCATTTTCCATTTTTAAAAATGCGTGATACATCGGCATTGTAGGTGTAATGCCGTATGAATGGTGTAATTCTCCGCTTTCGTCTCTCCAATACCAACCCTCGCTGTCAAATGCGTGTGTCTGCCCTGGGAAAGTTCCTTGACCGCCCCTTGTGTCATTAAAATGCGGTTTAGCTTTCCAACCTGAGCCGTATTCAGCCATAAGCAAAGGCGATACATCAACTGTCTTAAGTCCGTCTGCCGTTTGCCATGTGCTTTGTATCTGCCCTGTTTCGGTAGCAAGCACAATAGCCGTACAGCCGTTTGTTGTATCTTTAATTTCGTAACTAAATGTAATATAGTGTCCAAAATTGCCTGTATTTGTTCGTGCTACGGCTATGCCATTACTAGCAAGCTCTCCGACAAACGCTATGCACTTGTCTTGTAAGCGGTCTTTGTATCTTTCAAGTTTGTCTATCGCATCTTGTATAGATTTTTCTGTCAGAGAAACGTCAATCTTCATAATTACACTTCTTTCACAACTGCTTTGAGCATGTATTTAACTGAATAGAGAGAGGGCTTGACTCCCACTATTGTAAAGTCTGCGGAAGTTGAATCAACTAATCCGTTGGCATCCTTTGTAGGCTCACTATCAAGCCAAATAACGTCGCCTTTTTTAAAAGGGTACATTCCCTTATCTGTCAGCAAAACAGCGTCAAAATCAGCCGTATTAAAGCCATATTCCTTGTTCTGTGCTTCTCCTCCGTCAAATGATATATTCGCCCGAAAATCAACCGGCTCTGAAAAGCCTGTTTCCTCGTGGGTGTAGTATATCTTCTCTTCGTCCTCTGTTTCGTAAAACTTTAGATTTCCGTCCTCGTCTTTTTCATAGACTGTGACAGTTTGACCTTGAAGCGCGTATTTCATGGCTTGTTTATTAATGTCAAGCATTTTTCTTTATCTGCTTGTAAATCTGATTAACACCGGTACTTGCCATGCCTGACACAATGCCAACTGCTATTGCATCAAGAATGTTGTTTGCCGGATAACCGGGAATTACAAACATTCCAACAATACCGAGTACTCCACCGGCTACACCTACGATAATAGGAATAACATTATCTTTAACCTGTGGTATCTGCTTTGAAGCATATCCGATTAAATAAGTAATTACCATAATAGCAACTACTGTAGGTACTTGTGTAAAGTCCATCAGTTTTTCCCTCCTTTACCTAAATGGATTTCCTCAATCTCATTTTTCATTTTTGTTACCATGCCATTACCACCAAGTGCGTGGTATGCGTCATACATCTCGCAAAAATTCTGATACGCATATGAGGGAATTTCGCCAAGCTTCATGTACTTATCATGGTATTCGATAAGCTGTACTCGTAAAAGTAGCATTGTACCTTTTCCGTTTGCTTGTCGTAGCTTCTTTTCCTCTTCAATGCGCTCGTTTCTTTCTTTTGTGTCTATCGCTTTTTGCTTTTTCTGCTCTTGTAAAAGCCAAACAATATAACCCAAAAGCGCTGTCAGGACAATTGGCAAGGCAATAATGTATGTCTGATAGATTAAATTATTCATCTTACAGCCTTTCGTCTTTGGTAATTGGCACACCGCCCACCACCACTTAATGTGTACCGCCTGCTACCATTTTGGTAACGCACAATCTTCTTTTGCTTATAGCACTTTGACAAAAGGGAAAACTCCGACAAACAGCTTATCTCTGTCTTTCCATGTACGGCTCACTCCACCCTCACTCAATGCGCTCATATAGTTCTCACCAGCTTGTGAATGGTCGTAGACAGCGAGATTGATAACGACATTCTCAAACTGCTTTAAATCGGCAGTTATATCATCATCAGTGAAAGTGTCCGGATAACACCTTTTTGCTTTTACATCTTCCGTGGCTTGTCTAATGAGCTGTTCAATGAGTGGGTTATCTTCCTTGTTGTCGAACACTACCACATCAGATGTCGTTTCATCATCATTCGTGACTGTATCAATATGAAATTGTTTGAGTCTGATTTTGACTTGCTCTAATGTGGTGTATTCCATGCCAAGCTCCTTATAATCCAAATTTTTCAATTAACAGTTTTTTCAATTCACCGCCATTTATTTCTGTGGCATTTTCAATGCCATTTTCGCTCGCAAGCTTCTTTAGGTCGGCTGTTGACATTCTGTTAATTTCTGTCTTTGTGTATGGTGTTTCAGGTGGGTTCATAAAATCAGAAGGCACCGAATTGCTATTGCTTTCCGGCACCTCGTCTCCGACTTTATACCACACTCCATCATGCTTTATAGAGTGCGTTGCTATCATAAGCCTTAATCCTCCTTAACTTTGAGAACCATAACGCTATCCATACCCTCGAATGTAGGTAATCCAATCATAGATACGATACAATGAGTATTGATAGGATGATTTGTAGCGTATGTGTATACAGATACACCGGTCTCAACAAGTGAGAGGTTTCCGTCTGTGATACTTCCGCTTCTTTCCTCCGGAGTCTTACCGAATGTGTAATCTCCAAGGAATACTCCGGCAGACTGCGCAGATACAATACCTGTTGGCACAAAGTACTGTGTCTGTCCCGACTCGTCAACATAGAGCTTATCGTATACCTCAATCTCGATACCATATCCTCTAAGGTATTCAGTAACCTGTCCTTGCTGTAATCTGATACCGCCATTGTAAGCAGTGATACCAAGTACCTGTTTCTTTGTGTCCTCTGCCTCAAGCACCATTTCCCAAGTCTCTGTATTCATGGTGAAACGTGTAAGCGAGTAGCCTGTAGCCTTTGCAAAATCTCTACGAGCTGTGATAAGGTCATCAAGTGGTGCACATGTGGTAGGCTTATCCCATGCGCTTGTGCCGGTAATTGACTTAAAGTGCTTTTCCTTATGCTCTGCGCCATTGTCGGCTGTGTAATCAACGACATAGTTCTTATCGCCAAGTACAACCTTTACCTTTGGTACACCATCTGTAGGTGCAAGTAACTGCCAAATCTGTCTCTCCGGTACAACTAATGCACCCTCAATTAACATCATTGGTTTCTTTGCAATTTCACGTAATACGTTATTGGCAAGGCTTGAGTTCTCAGAAGTTCTGTAGTTGTCGTACTCCTGTTCCTCTTTCTCTGTTACCATATATCCCTCACGATAAAATGGCATTGAGTTCTGAATGTCAGAGAAACCTCCAACATCTCTTAACTCTGCCTGTGCATCAAAGTTTGAAGCTTTGAGTGATACCGGCAGTCCGTTCTTACCCTTGATGAATCTAAGGTCGAGTGAGTCCTGTTTACGTGTTCCGAATTTCTGTCTGCCAAGATAAGGGGCAGTTCCTAATGTCTTCTGATAATTGTTCCACATTACACCGAGACTTCTCGCTGTAAATGCTTCTGCTAATGGTAATGCCATGTTCTTCTACCTCCTTTTAGACCTGACTTGCTACAATCTTTGGCGCGCCATAAAAAGTAACTCTAGGTGTTGCAGTTCTAGCTTCATCTGCGATTGAAAGTGACTTAACTTTCTCCCAATCAATAGTTCCCTGATATACATATGTTCCAGGTGCGTCACCCATCGTTACATCTACATTGTGTAACAGATAGCCCTTGCACTCTGCGTCATTGCTTGGGAATGGTGTACCGGCCGGTACAATCTTCATTCCGTTTGTGTCTGCGCTTGTTACCATAGTCTGTGGCACAAGGCACGCTGCACCCTCATAAGGGAAAAATTTTAAAATTCCTTTACCCTGTGTAAAGTCTCTTACGATTGGCTTTCCCATCGTTCTACCTCCTGTTTAAATTACATAGCTGTTTTGACTTTCAGCGTTTGCAACTGTACCGAATGAGATTTGCTCTGCATTGGCTACATCTGCCGGCTTTGAGTCGGGTTCATTATTGTTACCGCCATTGTTTGGATTAGGAGTATCTTTAAGTGCATTTTTTTCGTACTCCGCTATCGCATTGGCTTTCATGTCGGAAATAATCTTGCCAAGTGATGTTGTGTCAAAAGAGCCATCCTCTTTTACTACTGTCTTTGCCTGTTCTGCAGTAATGCCAAAATCAGACATTGCACTCTCTCGTAAATCTCTGACAGCATTATCTTTCTGTAGCTTGGCTATCTGCTGATTGGCTGTCTCTAAGGCTTTATTTGCCTTTTCAAGCTCTGTCATGTTGCCAGCCCGTAAATCGTCAAGCTGTGCCTGTAGCTCGTCAGCTTCGTTGGCTTTAGCCTTGTACTGATTGGCTTTCTCTTTCTCTCTTGCCATTTCCTCACCGCTTTTGTTGAGTAGATTTGTTATCTGTTCATCCGTTGCGTCCGGAAAAAGCTTCAAAACATCATTTCTTGTCATTTCAATTACCTCCGTAACTCACGCTTTTGTTATCGCGGGTCGCTCCCGCCGAGTTTTTCTGTTGTTTAACGCACAACTGCAAATTTTGTATAATAAAAAGCAACCTATAAGTTTCCTTACAAGTTGCTCATTATTTGTAATATTTAAGGGTGCATCTACACCCTGCGATTTCTTTTACCTGTGCCCCTAAAGAGTGGTCTTTCGGAAACATCATCAACGAATTTCCAACTTCAAACGGCTCAAAAATATCAATTCTCTTTCTGTCAACTTCTGCATGTGTAGGTCTGACATGTGAATCTTCTTTCGAGCGCCACTCTTTTGTTTTGTAGCCTTGTTTTACCATTTCAGTTTGTAATCTGTAATTGCCGACTGCATTAGCTTCATTCGCAGCTACATTTTTCGCCCGTTTCTGTGAAGTAAAATACTCTACTTCAGTATTTTGTGTGGTAGCGTCAACCACTTCATTCACAATGTACCGGGCATAATCCGTAATATATGAGGGTGTTTTCTTTGCTTTACAATACTGCGTGGCAATGCTCTCATATCTGATAATAAATTCTTTAGTGATAGTTGTTATCTCTGTTTCTTCCTTGCCGGATAACAAGGCAAATAGCATAACGAAGATTTTTTCAAACTTTTCGGCAAGCTTTTTTCTATCTTCCTTTTCCTCGTCAGATAAATCCATCTCACCAAAATATGTGTCATAATCTATGTCTTGTATTTCATTTTTGTTAAGTGCGTGGATTTCGTCTGCCATATCAAGCTCCAAAATAAATTGACAGCCAATTATTCATCGGCTGTCTTATCATCGTTATTATTGTTAGGTGTAGCTGTTGTCGGCTGTTCTTCCGGGAATAACATTTCCATGCGCTTAGCACTTTCAAGAGTAACTTGTTCGGGGTCACTGAACATGTCAATCGTCTTGACGGCTCTCTTGTAATTGATACCGCACCTAAGTAATATTTCAAGCACTTCTGCTTTAACAAGCATGTTGTCTAGCTTATTATGATTAATGTGTATCTCAACATCGCTAGGCATAAGCGTAAAGCCCTTATTAATTCTCAGCCTGTTAAGAATAAGCCTAAGTGCCATTCTCTCTGATTTCTTAAGGATAGGCTCATTAATAGCCGTCCTAAGTCCGGCATCATAATGTCCGTTTCGTAGTTCTACAGCCGAGCCGGTGTCACCGCCTGTGTTGCCCTGACGATTCGCAAGGCCTTGAATACTTAAAAATCTTTCAAAAAGGTCAGTGAATACCACTTGCCCCTCTGTCTGATTAAGCTCGCTCGTCATTACATCAACATCAGCCTTGTTGTCTGAACCATTGTTAGATTTAACTACCAGCGCCCCCTCTTGGCGCATTTTTCTGAATGTATCTATGTCAATCTCACAATTAACAAATTTCACCCATGCAGACACAAACTGCTCGACTCCATTAATTCTGTCCGATGTAAGCACGTTAATAGCGTCTGTAATTGCAATAGTCATTTCAATATCAGATAATCGCCTTGCATTGTTTGGATATTCAATCACCGGAATTGCTCTGTTGCCGTTTGTTCCGCTTGCATAAATCTTGTCGTTGCGAATATCAAACCACTCATTATCGGTGAACACATAATAAATATCTGCTCCGTCCTCGTCTTCTCCGATTTGACAAGAGAATGCTGGACGTCCGTTTGAGTAGTATGCTACAAACGTATACATTGGATTTTCAGAAGATAAGTAAAAATCGCTCTCATCAAGCAACTGTCCTTGTCCGTCATCATTACCGATGAATCTGTAGCCGGTACCGCATATGCTTCTCCAACGATGTATGTCTATGTCGCACTCCTGTTTGCTCTCTGAATCCATTGTAATGTTAAGCTGTGTGATTTCTTCCGACTTATGGTTATCAGTGCCACGCAACACATATTGGATTGGCTCGGCACACATCTCTGCGGTTTTGCGCTCAACAAGCTCATACGCAAGATTTACAGCAATCTTGTTATTGATTTCCGGGCGGTTCACTTTCTGCCGATACAAAATCGGTTGGTCACCACGATAGTATCTGTCAAGATACTCAATCTCAATAGCGTTTTGTTCGTGAATCACAAGTGCTTTATTCAGTTCTTCGATTATGTTGTTTTTTGTGATTTGCCTTTTACGTGTAAAAATAACTTGTCTGCCGTAATTATTCTGACAGACAGCCGAAAAAGGTCTTACGTTTTTATGCGCATATCTATACATCAATAAAACCTCATGCCACTTGCAGAAGTTCTCTGTGGAACCTCTTTTATCTCAAATTCTTGTGTGCCAGCCCAAAACCATATCCATTTACGGCAGTGCGTACACATTACTTTGTGGTGTTTCTTGTCGCTTTTATTTACCCACGTTAATAGCTTTCCGCAACGAGGGCACATTACACTTCGCTTTCCTGTTGGAACAATATTAATATTCTGATTATTCATGTCACCCTCGCTTCACTAAAAATAGCACCCACAATCTGTGAGTGCCATTTCTAAAAGAGATTTTACGCAATGAACGAATTACGATTTTTTCATAGTTATATTATAACTGTCAATTTTTTAAGTGTATATATGCAATGATATGCAAAACTATGCACACTACTGCACATTTTCAAGGTATTCTCTTCCGTAAAGCCTTTCAAACTCTTGCAAGGCTCTGCCGTGGATTGTAAATATTTTTCTTATGCTCCAATTTGTAGCCTGTGCGATTTCTTCAAAAGTGTTTTGATTAACATATCTCATTGAGAGTACATGATAATAGTCGGTATTCTCCATGCTATCAATTTGACCGATGATATGATTTCTTTTTCCCATAAATTCATCAACGAGTCTGTCTGTATCTTTTTCCAAGTCCACAATTTTAGTTACTGTACTGCCTAATTTATCTTTGTCAGATGAAACATCAACTGCCTCTTTGTCCGTTGAAACAGTAACGCTACATGCTATTGTCTTAAGTCGGTATATTTCAGACAGCTTGTTTTGTATCATTTTATCTAATCTGCTAATTTGATTTAAGTAAGTTTTTGTATTCATTAATAAAGCCCTCCTCTGAACGGATTGTGTACTGCTTCAACCTTTGCTATTCTACTGCCTTGTGTCATTCTTAAGGCAAAGTTTGAAAAAACATCAGGAACATCATCAAGCTGTTTTTTGCCTGTTACTGAATATCGTTTCAGTAGTGATACCATTACTCCATAAGGCTCATTAGGCTTATAAAGTGATTGGTCTTTAAAAATAATATGTTGTAAAATCCAGTTAGAACACTGAAAAATACGTGCTTCCTTATTTGTCTCTGTCGGTACATCAGTGATGTTGCATATCCACCCTTTATTTTCAACTCGCTTATTGACTTCCATGGCCACTCTGTCACCACCAGCATTACGCTCAAACTCGCATTCCTGTACCTGATTATTGACTAATGTGTTTGACGCATTTTCATACTGCATTTCATAGTCCGCCGTATTATCGCATACGCAATCAACGCAGTAATAGTCCTCGCCATATTTTTGCAGTATTGGCATAACAAAATAGTCTGTGCCTTTTCCCTTTGTATCGCATTGAGCTGTGATAATTTCCGGCTCGCCATGTGGCAGATTGAAGTATCTGCGGATTTTATCATCAGGAAACAATAGACCCTCACGCTCAATAGGTTCCTGTTTATACAAACATCGGTAAGAGATTTCGTCCATGAGTAATTGTTGGTCGGCAAAAAATTCTTTCGTAAAACCGCCATACTCATAATCAAAATTGCTTTCCCCTGTCACTGGGTCTACATCGGGAACCGATATTGTTTTGACTCTCGGATTTCCGACATACATGTTTTGAATGCGTCCAATAACATCATGTACGCTCCAACGAGTGGCAATATGTATCTCTTTACATGGCTTTCCGTCCGTGTCTTGTGTCTTACGTTGTCTTGCGTCTACTGCATATTTATCCCATAATTTATCAAGTGTTGTAGGATTTAAGGCTTCCTCAATTCCACCTATCATATCATCAACTAGCAAAAATTTACTTGCACGGACTTTTCCGGCATTCTTACTTCCAACAGAAGTACATTGTACTGACGGAAAAGGTTTGTATTTGCCAATATTGAATTGCTCCATTTTGGCATTCGTGCTTGTAACTGATAGTTTAGGAAAAATGTCATGCCATGCATAATCATCATCATTAGTAACAATGTCGTATACTCCATCGTAGTACATTCGTGTAATGTCACCACTGTGTGAATAAAATAGGCTGTAGTCTTTTGGAAACCAACCGGCAACTGCCGAATGAAAAAATTTCTCAATCGTGCTCTTTCCGGCTCCAGGCACTAGGCTCACGCATAATATGTCGTATTTATCATCAATCATGCCTTGCAATGCATCCACGAGTCCAATTTTGATTAATTGTTTCCTACGTGGCATATAAAATCGGTCTTTAGGCTCACGCTTTTTCTCTATGTACTGAAAATAGCTGTCAACTATTTTGTTTTGAGCTTCAAGTAGCAAAACCTCATATTTTTTGTTTATCAGTTCATATGTGGTTTTGTGGTCGAATGCGTATTTTTCCAAATCCCAAATAGTACCGCCTGTTTTAGCCGTGCAGAAATCCTCTATAAGCTCTTTTGCTCTCTTAGTGAGTTGTAGTCCATACTCAATATCTTTCTCACCGTTTATGGCTACACTGCAAGCGTCTACATAGGCATTAATTACTTGCTCGTCTTTTCCTTTATTCTCTATGTAGTTTTCATATCCGTTTACTGTGGAAATAAGGCTCTGACTAGCCATAAGAAAAGCACCTCCACTTTTAAAAAGCAAAGGTGCTTATAGACCTCTGCCTATAACTGTTCTAGGGTAGCGACTAACTCTGCTTGTCAGCCGGTGATATATTTATTTGCCAATCCCTACAGTTCCTAGGTATTCAACACTGTCTTTTGAAGTATAGACAATGACTTTATCGCTGTGAACTATATTAGGTCTTTCTGTGACTTTGATTTTGTTCTCATTTTCTGCAAAAATAAATTCAACGTTTCCCTCGTAGGTTATCAGTTGTCCATTTATGCAAACTGTAATTATCTCATAGTTGTAAGCGGGAGTAGATGAAGCTGTACTTTGGTATCTAGCATAAATCCCACTTTGTATCTCTTCTATTTCACATTCGTATTTTTCGGTTTTATTAGCCCAATTTAAAAATAATATCAGTGCAACAACAATAACAATAATGGGAATAATGGTTTTAAAAAATTTTTTCATAAAATCTCTTTTCTGCTGATAATCAGCCATTTAATTCCACTGCCATTCCATTTCCTCTTCGCTAAGATATTTATGTCTCACTCTATACCTGTCAATATCTTCTTCTGCGAATGTAATTATACTGTTTGCAAGCCTTACATAAACTTCGTATTCGTATTTTCCGTCTGATTTTTCCCACGTTTTACAGATAACTCCTATGTCCGACTTGTTTACAACAACAATATCTCCAAAAAGAAATCTAGGTTTATTCATCTTTGCCCTCCTCAACAGCTCCATCAATTATCGTTCTAATTCATCAATCCTACTTTCAAGTACATTTATGTACTCTCTCATTTTTTGTCCGTCCTTTTCCGAAAGACATTCAGCACTAACAGTACCTATTTTCCATGATATGTACTTTAAGTATTGGATTGCATTTTCAACTTTGGTATCGTCACGATTAAGCTCTTCGCATAAGCGCTTAGCAATATCTTTAAAAGGCTGTGGATTGTCTAGCCTTGAATTAGCTTCTGCTATAGAACAATGCTTATATTGTATTATCGTATCCATTGCCCAGTCTCTTGTTAGGTTTACGCCTAAAAATCGGTCTGTAGCTGTATTCCATATGGCATATAAGTTGTCTATATCATCTTGTAATGCGACTATTAACATAATCTTGCTCCTTTTTCTCATTATTCGCTAATGATTTTGTTTCCTCTAGGATTTTCATTGCTAATGCTCTTGAAAATTCATAATTATTTTCCGGGTATCTGCCTAGAATTGATTTTGCATACTCATTGACTGCATCAACTGAAATATCAATGTCAATAGTCATATCATGTAATTCAGATGTTTCTATAGGCTTGCCATTTCTACCGCCCATTTCGTGCGATTGTGCTTCTCTAAGTGCTTCATGTTCTATTGATTTAATTACTTCTGCCATGCTCATTTCTCAAATGCTCTCCTTAAATCCTTGCAACTATGTGTTCTTTTGCAAAATCTTTTTTAGCTTCATCGTAGATAACTGAACCATTTTTATCAGTTTTCAGTCTATCAAATTCGCAAGCAACCTTTATACCATCTTTGTTACTACATTCTGCATGATAATTAATGACACATACTTTCTTCTGCCATTTTCCATTGGCATAAATCTTTGTGTAACCGCCAGCTCTTGTTTTAATGATTATTTTACTTCTTGTTTTCTTCATTTCCCATAAACCTCTCAAAATCTTCCATACATTTATAGCACAAGTCGTATGTGGCATTAAAAATGCCGTTCTTTGTAACCGAATTTCCACACAGTATTCCTTTTTTAATTTCTGCACCACATCTATCACAAGTGCACCATTTTCTTTCATGCTCCATTCTTCATAAACCTCTCAAAATCTCTCCTGCACTTAGGGCATAAATCAATGCTCTCTGTTTCACTGACATAATATTCTTTAAGTCTGATACTATCAATTTGGCTCAATTCCGGTTCCGGTAAAACAATGTTCTGACGAATGTTTGTTACATACTCATCAAAGCTAACCGGTTTTTTAAGTTTCATTTCTCTTAAATGTGGTGTTATGCAATCATACCACTTTTTCTCTTTTGGAATATTTATCTCTTTTCCACACCTGTCGCAAGTGCGCCATTCTTTGCTATGCTTCATCGTGAATTTCCCCCCAAACTCTGCAAAATTCCTTGAATGTTTTCTTGTCTATCAGTGAAGCTATTTCATGCAAGTTTACAATGTTGATTTCTGCATCTTGCTCATATTGCACATCGGCAACAAGGTTTATATTAACCATTGGAAGCTCTCCGGCATAATGTTCTATTTTATACGAACTGCATAAGCACTGTTGGCCATCAACTGTAACTTTAGCGCATGTCTTGTGTCCTTCTATTGGTTCTACTTTGAATTTATGTATATTACTCATTCTTCCACCAACTTTCTACCGCAGATAGGGCAATAATTGATATCAAAAGTATCCCAAAAACCACTCAGAGAATCAAATGTGCCAATCTGATACGTGTTATCTTCCGCTTGCATAATCCCATCTGATAAGTTTCTGTTTGGAACTAAGCTATAATCATCAGTATTCCATTTTGTAGGATTTTCGCAAAATTCACACATGCTTCTCACTCTTCCTTTGCCTTAAACAGCGTGTCAGGAAATGGAATACCTAAAAAGTGCATGTTGGCATACTTCCTAAATGTCGGCACGCTCATACCGGCTATCTTTGCTGCTTGTGCCTGTGAACATCTGCCATATGCGTATTCCATCAATCCCTCTCGGAATGAATCAATATTTCGTGTCTTAACTCCCTTTGCCATATTTATACCTCCGTTTAGTACTCTATAATGCCTTGTGCCAACTGTAGCAGATAATCGCTTTTAGCAAAATGTGTTATCGAGTAGTTAGTCTCTCTTCTATGTGTTCGTCCGAAATGCTCGTTAACCATTCTATCAAGCCCTGTAAGTCCTGTTTCGTCTCCTAGGTAAACATCTGTCCACTCAAAGTGATTATGCTCCGTATCTGTCACATTAGAAAGCGACAGGCATACATTAGTCAAAGTCTTATCGGTCAAGATTGGGTGAACCTTGCAAAAATAATTTTCGTACAGGCACATGTATCTGTGAAATGAGCTTTTAACTGTTCTTCTGATTGTTTCGTTTTCAATGTTGTTGTCGCAGATTGTAGAGAATCTATAAAGCATATCATCTTTCTTTGCTTGCATATCCTGTCGGGTAACTCTTGCCGTCTGTTTCTCGGAAACAGATGTATGTACCTCTCCTGTAATCTCTGAATTATAGTCTCTGTTTATATTCTCTGTAGTAATCTCTGGTAATGGTCTGTCACATTGTCCTTCTCGACAGGTCATTTTGTCCTGTCGGTCTGTCATATTGTCTTGTCGATTTGTCATTTTGTCCTCATCGGAATTAAATTCATCCACAAGCTCTTGTAATTTTTCAGTATCTATTGTGTACCACTTTGTTTTATCAATACCCAATTTGTTATAATTAGCAGATACAACGACTCCTTTATTTTCAAGCCTTGTAAATGTTCTCTGTATCGTTTTTTCACTCCAATATGGAAAATCTTTAGCTTTCCAATCGCTGTATGAGTTATATACCCAATATCTGTCGTCAATAAAATTTTTACCGGCTTTTCTGTTAATTCCTAGCCAATAATTTAATTGATTTAACACTATTGCTTCGTTTAAATCTCCTAAAACAAGTGCTAAATCAGTATTTATGATAAGTGTCTTTGATTTATCTACAAAAAGTTCGTTAAAATTCATAAATTACCTCCGTACTGATAATTGATTCCGCGATTTATATAAAAACAGTTGTCAGGCGGTCACGGTTCCGCTTTTCGTGTTGCAATCACTAGGCAACTGATTTTACCATTTTGTACGGTTTCCTGCGCTGGAAAGTATTGTCCGGTCACTTCATTACATTGCTGTCCATACTCTACTGTCAGCCAACCAACGCAAGCATTTTAATTATTTCAGCAGGGGATACCGAAACTCCTGCATATATGGGAATGACCCAGCCACATCCGATATGTGGGCTTGCACCACACTCACACCAAGTATAGGAATTGAACCTATATAGCATTTCCATATGCCTTTACTAGCCTTATCAATGCTATGTACCATACTAATCGGAATCGAACCGAACTCGCACTATGCTATCGGAACTATAAATACATTTTTATCCTAGGTTATTATGTATCTATAACGCAGATAATAGGACTTGAACCTATACACCGCCATATAGCGGTTACTGACTGTTTAGCAAACAGTTCCCTTACCGATTAGGGTTTTATCTGCGAATAAGTATTGCACACTTCATGTGTAGCATATCGTGTGGAACCTGCGTTTTCTAACGGAGTAGCACCGTCAAGTCTGCCTTCACATTGACTTTCACTGGATTTCGCTTAGGTCAGTTCGTCTTTTTTCATTGCTGTCGACTCGGCAATTACTAAAAGTCACTACAATACTCATTTACCGCCTGTCACGGCAAGCACTCCGCAAAGTTACTTGGTTGAGTTTCACATATTGATGTGGTGTGGATTTGAACCACACATGATTGTCGCGACTCTCGTCATCTAAGTTGCCGGTTTCAACGAATTATCTTACGGCAATAGCGTTTACCCATTCCGCCACACATCAACCGTCAGCATACACCGACCAACGCAGTGCGTAGGATTCGAACCTACAAGGCGAATAAACGCCCGGCGGCTTAGCAAGCCGTTCCAATACCATTATGGGAACACTGCATCTTGATGGTGCGATTTCTTAAACAACCCATCCATTACGACTGTCTACCACGCACCTGCCAAACAGCGTTTTTAGGGAGTTGAGTGAAATGGGTGAAAGAGGAATCGAACCTCTATTGTTTACCACGTGGGAACAGATTTACAGTCTGCCGCAACACCACCAATCGTTGCCGTTCGCCCCGAATTTTCTTTGTATCGCCAAGAATATTAGGAAAGAAGCGGTGAGTACCTTTTTCGCTAGAGTTATGCTCACAGGTGGACTCGAACCACCATTCTACACCAATGCTTACTCTGTTTAATCGGCAAGGTTGGGAATCGAACCCACGACACATCAGCTAATAGCCGACTGCTCTACCACTGAGCTACATGCCAATAATGAGGGTGAAGTCTAAGGAGTGGCTACACCCTCCGGAGATATAAATTTGTATGTGCTGTAGGAAGAAAAGAACTAACGAAACCTACATCAAAGGACATGTGAGGAATTTCACCTCACCTAAGACTCACTAATTTGAGTTGCCCTAGTTTAACAATTAATTAAAGGGGGTATATATGTCTACTCTGCCTATTACAGATGTCTTTACGACAGGTTGGTTTTCACGCTCGTGTATTGTGGGATTATACACGATTAAACCCTCACGAGCCTTGTGACGGCTCTTAACAGCTTTCCGCTATGAGGACGAAAGGAACTACTAAGTCCAATGTCGGGGAACCAAGTAAACCCCGAACAGGGCATGTTGGATTTGAACCAACGTATGCAGCAGTCAAAGTGCTGTGCCTTACCGCTTGGCGAATGCCCTATATTTACTGCCACATGAATGCTATGGCAAGTATGTGACCGAATATTATAGCAATGCTAATGAGCTTTGTGGTAGTATCAGTTTTTTCGTTTAATACTGTACCTGCCACCCCCAACGTAATTACTGTCAGCCATACTGTTGTTGCAATTTTTAATACAAACATGATTTACACCTCAAAATCTAATCATCTTCATTTTCTTTCAATATTGACTCGGCTATACACGCAAGAGCCAAAAACACTATCGAGACAGCCATCGAGCATCGGTCAGAAAAGAGTATCGCATGAAGCATACAGAACAACATAATCCATGCAAAAATGCCTTTAATGAATATTGGTAAGTATCTATCAGCAATCTTACTGAAAATCTCCCATCTACGCTTAGACTTAAGTTCACGAGCTTTATCCATGTACCACTCTGCCTTGTTCATATCCTCAGCCACAGAACCTTTATGCCCGGCACGATATTCATACTTGTATGCAATAATCTCACACCATTTAGCCATATCCTTAAGCCCGTAAATGTCAATCATTTCATCAATGCACTCTTTACGATTAGGCAGATTGTAGTGGCTAGGGTGATTTACCATATCGGAATTAATTTTGTTAGACTCAAATCCTGTTAATTTCATAGTCGTTAGCTCCTTTACTGTTATATATTATATATAACTAATATTTTATCGTAGTTGTATGTATATATTATTATTGTGTATGTTGTTTAATTAATATATAACTTATGTTATAATAATAAATACTGCTTGGCGTATTTAAAGTATGGGTAAGAGCCTTTTTGTTTTGGCGGATATTTTGGGGACTAAGTGGGGCGGTTTGCCGCTTTTCCTGTAGACCCATAGGGCACCCAATACGTGCATCGCTCAGCTCTCAAACATCAAGCATTTTAAATTGTATCTATTGCATATACAATTAACTTCTATGCTTTCAACTCTTCGCTAAACAACTGTTTTGTGAATAGTTGTAATAATTCGATAGTCCGCAAAGCCTTATAAATCAAGGGCTTAGAATTGTATCTGTTGTATATACAATTACTTGGCATTATCAACCATGTTATCACCCGATAACGCTTTAATATTCTGACTATTTCCCCCGCCTAACTGTGGTAATTCGTTGGCGGTTAGCGCTCTCGCTTGTGTAGCCTCGTAGCCAATTCCCGGCTGATTCATGCCAAATTCATTATTACCAACGAACATAGCACCGACAGGGGATTTATTGTCGTATGCTCTATCCTTGATACAATCTTTACGGATTCCTTGCAATTTTTGCCAAATCTCATAACTTTTAGGACTTGACTCTTTATTCAATCTCCAATTATCTATAACTCCACAATCAATATTACACCAATTACTAAATGCAACAGTACTACATAGCTTATTATATTTATCACTAATATATATATATTCATCACATATATTATTTAATATATTATAATTATATCTATTGTAGTTAGTTAGCATACATGTATTATCATATAACTGTTTATCTTTTAATATACTGTTATCATTAAATATAATCTCTCCGACTCTTTTACAAACAGCTTTCCAAGGTCTTTGACCCTCGCTTTTCAAATCGTCAATTTGCAGTTCTTGACAAGCCTGTTCTATAGCCCTCTCGAAGTCCTCCCGATAGAGCTGGAAAGTGCCAAAATCAGCAATTAAATGTTTAGTTATATTTCCTTTAATTTTTTCCATCTCAGCACCTCAAAATCATAAAATAAAAAAGCCCGCACCGCTTGGAGTAATTCCAAACAGTACGGGCAACCGGCTTCCGCTTATTAATTAAATTTAAAATAATAATAATCAAATATACTTATTTTGTCAATATATTGAATTGTTTAATATATAACAACAACTGTATTGATTAATATATACCACATTACACACATATATATTAATTATATTATATAAAAAATAAAAAGCCGGTCACAAAAACCGACTTTAAATTTTAAAATGGGCACTCGTTGTTATTGCTTTCCAGCTCGTCCAGCTTGTCCAATACTAATTGGTTTACAAATCCATTAATTGTAAACCCTTGCGCCTGTATTCGGTCTTTTGTGCCCTTTGGCAATTTACAAGTTATTGAGTCCCAGTTTTCCCGGGCTTTTTCATTCTGTCGCTTTATTCTTTTTTTATAGTTTTCAATAATTTTCTTTTCGTCCATTTATTACACCTCATTATTTTAATTAATAGTATCAATAGTTACTGGCAATATTACTATATATCAATATTGCTATACATAAATATATAATAATTAAATTATTATGTCAATAACTATTTCAATAATACACCAATACAATATTGTAATATTTTATTGCATTATATAGTAGAAATAATAATTTAAATAATTATTTTAGTATTTTTTCAATTTTTATTGCAATATAGTATTGACATATAGATTGCAATGTAGTATTGTATAGTCAAGTCGAAAGACAACGAACAAAATAAAAAAGCCTGTCGCAGAGCTACCAACCAAACGACAGGCACCAAACAAAAAATAATTGAAAGGTGACTGTATTATATCACAGTCAAAAGGGAAAGAAAATGAAAAAATTATCACACAAGGAAATTTGCAGAATGGGCGAAATGGTTAACGGCATCAAGTTAAATTGTAACATCTATACTTTTGAAAACGCAGAAAACTATATCTCACGGCTGGAGCCGTTCGACGAAAAAAGTGGCGTTTGCTGTCACAAAGTCAATGAGATTATACAGGAAATTAAAAAAGAGTTTCCCGATGCTAAAGGTTGTCAGGTCGATTCTGAATATTACGCCGCCGGGATTTATGGATGTATCGGCAGACTTTCAAAAGTTACCGTATTAGATAGCGAATGGAATAGCAATGGGAAAAGCTTTTATATTTATTTTTAAGCCGAAACGCTCCACCGTGGAGCGTCCACCGCGGGACGGTCTCCCGGTGCTGATGATGGCAGACCAGAAAGGCGCAAAAATGAGATATTGCGGACGACAGAAAAACGGAAAAGCGTTGTTATTAACGGACGATGAAATTATAAACAATGCACTTGAACAGGAAAAAAGCGGAATAAAACCGCATTATGCTTTTTATGATTATAAGAACCATGAAAAAGTAACTCCGGCCGGCTGGCTTGTATGGTCTTTAAGTGACGGCGGTTGTGGTGTAGTTTACCGCCGTAAAGATGGGAAATGATTATTACAACCGGGCTACAAGGTGATTTTTGTTATTGTTAGGGGGCACAATATGAGAGATTTTATCGAGCTTTTAAAAGCTTTCGGACTTTTCGTGTCATGCCTTGTTATTGGGTATGGCGGTTTGCTTTTATTTTTTTATTAATATGCAATTTGCATAGGGTTCAATTATATTAATTTTTGACAAATATTTGTTGCGTACCCTTGGCACTGTGACAATAATTTGTTAAAGTAGGATTATAACAATTTTATACGGAGGTAGAAAGATGAAATTTACAGGGTTAACAATTCAAGAGAGAAAAGCAATTCAGGAGGCCTTGGAGCTATTAGGCTATTATGACGTATCGGAGAACGAGGACAGCATACAGGAGTGGCTTGACGATGATACTATTAGTATCTGCACTTGTAGGAGCGGACGCTCTGCCGTGTGGATTATTACAGAGTCGCACGAGTCGGCGATCTATATTGATACGTTAGAGCCTTTGAGTCAGGAAGAAATTACAAAAGAATTTCTTTAAAAAGGGGGAAAAATGCAAAAAGTTAAAAAAGCAGCCGCACAGCTAGACAGCCGGGCGGCTATCTCTGTATTAAATAATTTAAAAAATAATCAGATTGTGATTGAAAACTATGAAATTTTTTGCGAGCTTTACGAAAAAGCAATTATTTGTAAAGACTGTAGTCTTGCGCCGCTCTTCTCTGATGGCTCGCTCATTGTAAAACAGAAAATTAATTATGATTGTATTGACCTTATAATTAATTTTTCTGTGAATTTTACCGAAAAAGGCTCTATTTTGGCAAATTTAGAATGCTTAAGGCTAGATTTTTTTGCACAAAATAGATTCAGCGAAGACGACACGGCGCCGACAATTAAGGCAATCGAAAATAGACAACAGCAATTTAAATATATTGGTAAAATAAAAATCGAATATAGTTTAGATTTTGATAATATCATAGAGTGGGAAAACTCTTTAATTAGTGTTTTGGCGCGTCGCGGATATGCGAACCCAATCGAATATCTAAATGCGCAAAGCGATGTCGAAGAGATTCGCGCGAACTTAAAGGCTTGTATTGATTTATTTAAAGGGGTATTGATTTGCGCGGATTATCTGCTCAAGCACCCGGAAGAGAAGCACAAAGAAAGACACGCAAGAAGTCACAGCGGAAACAATCCAAGTAGCAAAAGCTTTCAAAAGCAAGCTGATAGCATCCAAGTTATTTCTTTAAATTCTTTAAGATTTAAAACAGCGAATAAAAAAGTAGCAAATATGCTAAAAAGTAAGAAAGTCCATCGAATGGCAGAAAGTTGGAGCGTCCGGGGACATTACAGACATTATAAGAGCGGAAAAGTAATTTTTATCGAAAGTTTTGAAAAGGGAAAGAACCGCAAGCAAGCACCGCAGAAAAAAACAAAATATAAGCTTTAGAACAGAAAAGAGGGTTAATGAATGGATAATAGCAAACTAACTACGCTTGACGCTGTAGAAATGGAAATCAGAGCACGTTACAACGGCAAATATCAAAGCGTGCCGGAATATCAGGCAAGCGAGCGAGAGACACGAAAAGCTATAACGGATATTTTTAGGACTGCTGCGGACTTTGGCACGTGTGACGATGTTCTAAAACTCATCGGCGGCAAAGAGTACCGGCGGGCGGCTTTTACTAACTATTTAAACCACGAGAATTATATAAGCCCTATAATTAAGGCTTGTTATAGTTAGGGGGTGTATTATGTCTAATTATGAGTATTTGGGAAAAAAAGAAATATATAAGCGTGTTCAGGCGCTGGGCTATGAAGTATCAAAAATAAGCGACTTTGATTATATCAAGTATGATTGTATAGAATGGATGGAGTCACACGAATTAAAAATAACAGTTCAAAGGTCCGGCGAATGGTTGCAAGTCGTAGAAAAACGCGCGCACGTTCACCCGGTCACGCTATTTTGTGACTATCAAGCCGGGGAATATATCACGCGCTACCACTAGGGATATATTATATCCCTTTTTAGCGTGTCCAAAAATCAAGCGTGCAGCCGTTGGAGCTGTCGCAAGTTGTCCGGGTATAGTTCCGGGTGCTGTAGTACATTGACAAATTAACAAAAATATTCTATGATTTTATGATATACACATTTAAAGCCGTGTATTTGACGCTTTAAGGGCTTTTGAGTGTGTTAGCGTGGATTTTATCAAGCGCGCTAAAATAAGCCACAAAACGAGCCGTTTACAACGCTTTGCGATATAGTTGTAGAGCTTCAAGCCGTCAAGCCGTGCCGGATGTGACGCGCCACGAGTCAGGCGCACCAACTCGCGTAAAATGTTTAAATTTTCAGAAAACTTCACTCAATTAAAGCGCAGTGTGAGTTCTTTGCAAGTTCTCGACAAGTTTTTGCAAAATTTTGCGAACGGATTTTTGAAATCGAAAAAGTCAAAGGTACGGGGGCACTTAATTCATCCTAAAATTTTTGGGAATTTGAATTTTGAATTGCCAAAAAATAAATGCTCTTGGCACTGTAGTCGCTCTCTCCTAGTTTCTCAATCAATTTCTGCCGCGTCATTTCCGGATTAGTCCGGTGTATGTATTCTAATAGTCTGTCTATTTTATCCATATTTCTGCTCCAATAAATTAAATATTTTGTCAGCCGTGTATACAATATTTCGCCCATACAGGCTCATAAAGTCTGCGATTATTTCCTCCGTCTCTATGTCAATGTCACAGCCGTATGAGAATGAGTACACATGCACTAACTCATGGCATAGTATCTTGTCGGCCATGTAATCAGACACATTATCAGCTATCGTTACTGTCTTGGTTGTATTATCGGTTACTCCTAAACTTATTGTGCCGTTAGACCGCCTTAATTCGCTTGATATAGGCTTTTTAAATTGTATGTGCCACAATATGTCATTAACATTAATAAGCACCTGTATACTCCTTTCTGAATAAAGTAAAAGCCACTAACCGAATATCAGCTAGTGGCTTTTTACTAGAGAAAATAGTGTTTATCTATTTCTCCGCATTTCTTTTCCCCATTATAAAAATAAAAATCTTCGGCATCAAATTGAAATATGCCAAACAATGAGTTCTTGCTAGATAAATACTTTATTCCGTCTTTATCTATATAATATTGAGTGACCTCATTATCAATGGGGCTGATTATCAAATCTCCATTTTTAAGGTTGTTAAAAGTTCCTATTTTTTGTCTTTTCATGAATAGCCTCCGTTTTATCCAAAAGTAAATGTATTCCTCTTCTGATGGCTTCACCTTTTGTGAAATTGTGCTGTTCACAATAGGCTTTCAGCTTTCTTTCTGTTTCCTCATCAAGTCTGATACTAAATCTGCTTGATTTCGGATTGCCAACTTTAGGCCTGCCTGCTGGTGACATAAACATCACTTCCTTTCTTGTCACACCTTTATTATATTTATGTCACACCATATTGTCAAGCATTATTTTAAAATATTTTTCACTAGCCAATATTCAGTTATCAATGTGCAAAAACAGGCTATGAGCATTACTACCCATAGCCTTAATAATTACAGTTTTGACGCAAGATTGCTCATTTTGGTGCGCAAAAGGTTGCGTTCATCGGGTGTCATGTCATTCAGAAGCTCCGATATATCTCCACTCAATTCACGGATGTACATATCAAGGGCTTTCATTTTATGCTCTTTGTCCTCTGTTGAAGCTCCTTTGTGCATTTCTTTTGTCTCGGTATAATGTCTCTTTGCTCTGTCATAATTGCTTTCACTCACATGTGGTGCAATCGGTTCAGAGTAGTACATTTTACCTTGGCTCTTATCCATGTCACGCATATACTCCATGTCGTTGTAGTTTACCGGCATGTGATAATAAGGCGGTTCCTCATATCCTCTGCGTATTCCACGGCCTTTAGGGGCAAATCTGCCATTTGCATAGCGATATTGGTCGTAATATCTTCTACCACTTTCTTCGCCATATTCTGCCTTAAGACTTCTTAGGAGTTCTTTGTCGTACTCTTCTTCCTCTTCATCAGCCTTTTTCATAGCCTTGGAAATTATTGAATGATACTCGGCTTCTGCAAGGTCTTTAATCATATCCACGACCTGCCCCATCTCGGAAGTGTCGACATTTTCAATGCCCTTTTCAAACTCGCTGACGGCTTTCTCTGTAAGACACTCTTGCATTTTGTGCATTCTTTCAATGTGCATACTCTCACCCCCTACGCTTCGCGAACAGCAATTAAGTTACTATTCTGTACTTCGATAGCCTGTGTCGATGTATTCTGCACCGCTACAGTACTGCAACAGCCACAAGGTACATCAACGTATGCCTGAGCCGAAACGTTAAATAAATTTTGTACTGCTGCCGGTGTAACTATCATTCGTGTTGACTGTAAAGGCTCTCCGTCTACTGCAATGGCAAGTGAAATAGCTCCAACTGTACCGCCTGTAGGTATCTGAATGTTACCGGAATACGATACTAAAAATCTAGCCTTACACTGATTAGTAATACCTCTTAGCTTGATAATTCCACTTCCCTGTCTGTGGACGATACATTTAGTTCCGCATACTGGTGTTTCTGTAAATGCCACATCTTCACCGGCTGAAACAGTCTGTAATGCAATTCCTGTTATTTCCATTATCTTTACCTCTCTTTCACAAAATAAGGGCAAACATTATAGTCTGCCCTTTATCTTCCCGACATCTGTGTCGGTAACATCAAGTAATACTGCTTAGCAGACATAATCGAGTTAACTCAATTAAGATACTCAATTATTCAGTTTTAGCATCCGCAACCTGTATTGCATCCGCATCCATATGCATAAGCATTTGGGTTAGGTACTGTGTATGCCGGGATTGGTGCCGGATTTACAGCGTTGATAATCTGCTGTGTCTGAGCTGCCATCTGAGTTGTAAGTAATGCACTCTGTCTATCCTGTGAAGCTGCTCTGCGAAGGTCGTTATTTTCTGCCTGTAAGCTAGAGATTTTTTCATTGCAGAGATAATCAAGAATGGCCCTCGTTCCCGCCTGCTGACTGTCAATGATGTCTCTTGTGTTGCTATTCATGGTGTTTTGCAAAGCGCAAGTGTTAGTTGCCATGTTGTAGTTTACACCCTGAACGGCTTCTCTAGTCTCGCAGCAGCAGTTAGCAATTTGTGACTGTAAAGCGTTGGTATTCTGCATATTGGCAACTGTATCAGCGTTTACTGCCTGTTGTATGCCATATCCGGTCTGCATGATATTTGTGTTAATACCATTAAAGCCGGTAAGCATACTGTTGTTCATGGCATAAAAGCCGTCACAAAGTCCGTTAGAAATGCCGTCTAACTTGCTGATAACCGCCTGATTGTCAAAACCTCTCTGAATTTCGCTTCCGACACCACCATTAGTGCCACCGAAACCACCAAAGCCGTTACCCCAGCCTCCAAATATCGCAAAAACTACGATAAGGAACCAAAGCCATGAGCCGTCATTCCAGTTATTTCCGTTGTTTCCGTCCAAATTCGCCACAATAGGTACGCTTGGACAATTTCCTGTGTTGAACATCTGTATTACCTCCAAAATTTATTTCATAAAGAGCCGTGCGCACGTTCTCTCATATGCTATATCCCAAAATTACCTCTAATTTGCTTCATTACATCGTCAGGATTAATACCCTTTTCTTTGCATAGGTTTCTTGCCATTTGCTCAATTCCCTTGCTGTTTCCACTTTGAGCCATGCTCATTGCATTCTGAATCATTGGATTTCCCATTACGCGATTATTGCTCATTATCTGTTGCATTATTCCCATTACATTCATGCTTTTTCACTCTCCTTACTTTGTGTTCGTGGAGTTTTTCTTTGTGCTCCTAAAGATAATTGCTCAATTTTCTCTGATAGTTCGTTGAGCTTTGCCATAATACCCTCTGTGGCTTTCTCTGATAGGTCAAATTCAAGTTTTTCCGTGTCACCTGATAAAATGTCTGTCTTATCATTCAAAACCGGCTTAAAAGTCAATGTGCGGATTGTTCCGTCAGCATTCCAGCTCTTGGCATATATCTCTGTTAAATCCTGTTTTGGGAAAAATGCTACACTTCCATCCATTGGCACCTCATTGGGATTGATAGTCTCAACTGCCTGTACTACTCTGCCACTTATACCTTGTGTTGGCTCGGGCTGTTGGTATCTCTGATAGCTCGCCATTGGGTTGTACTGATATGCTCCATAATTAGGTGTATAATTCATCATTGGTTGCTGATACGGCATGTTCATCGTTATTTTCCTCCAAAACCTCTTCGATTGCTTTAATGACAAGGGATAATGTCATTAGGTCGATTTTCTGTAACTCACTTTTTGCAAATATTTGTTCTCTTACTTCATCGTCAAACATAACATCATCTCCTTATGCCTAAATTGTGGCATAAAAAAAGAGAAGAGCATTTCCATGTTCTTCTCATATTTGTGTCATATAATGGCTTTTCTATATACAATTTTTACTACACACTTTTTGGGGTGGTTACTACACAGTTACTACACACTTTTTGTATTAAAATACATTAAAATACATAGAATTTTATATTTTTTACGATTTTACGAAAACTTCGCAGACCCT